GGAGACATAACTCCATTAAGCGAAAGGTCACTACGAGGGATAAACAGGGAAGACATGCAACCTCCGGGTAGGGGACTTCTACAAATTTGGAGGTGACCTTTCTTGATTAAAATCTTCACTGCCTTTGCTGTTGCCCTTCTCTTTTCTTGTAACAAACCGCCATTCAACCTTGATATCACTTATTCTTCTGCTATTAATGGCACTTTTTACGATACTAAATCGGGTTACCTTGCAGGGTTGCTAATCGTTGACGGCAAGAAAATAGGGGAGTTTCCTATTACTTCATCCAAAGTTCGTGGCGGATTTGTTTGCTTTAAAAGCGGTTATGTAGAAGCAGGTTACTTCAAAGTCATAGACAACAAACTCTACTTCTCCCGGAACCACCTTACTTACAGTCACCTTCCAGAAAAAAGTCGTGGAACGGTTGTTAACGATGAATTCCTCAAACAAGTCAAGTGGGCTATAACAGGTGGGGGATTGTTTTTACTTGAAGGTGAACCTGTTAAAAGGGTTGGTGCAAAAGAAAACCTATCTTCCTACATCGTCAACCACAAACGCTATTCAGCGCTATTGCTTCACAAAGACAAGAAGACAATAACTGGGATTATCGTTCGTGGGATTAAACCTGAAGAGTTAGCAAAATCCCTTGTAGGTAAATATTCTGCCTTACTTCGGTTAGATGGCGGCTCATCAACAACCTACTTCAAAAACAAAAAGAAGCCATCATGGATTAACAATTGTGTCGGAGTGCGCTAAAATCTATAGCGATATTTGCTCAAGGAGGTGTAGTGAAATGAAGCGTATCTATGTTGCATGGTTACTATGGTTGCTGTGTTTGTCACTGCTGTCGGTGGCGTTTGTTCTTCCGTCACAAAACGAAATTGAAGAGGCTGTCCTGAAACCCTCTGTCCAAATCGCCTACTTTGAAGGCATCGGAGGGGCTACTGCAGAATGGGTTTCCGCAGGTTCAGGCGTTGTCTTCAAGACACCTAAAGGTGTCTTCATTTTGACCGCTGCCCATGTGATTGAACATGCGAGGAAGACCTACTACGATGAAGACAGCGGCGAGCAACCCAACAACAAAAGGAAAGAACAGTATGACGATGTGATGGCGATTATGGAGCGGGTAAAGGATGGAATTGTGACGGGAGAATTACGGATTAGGTGTAAGGTCTTAAAGGTTTCTAAAGTTGATGAAGAAGGCGGAGAAGACATTGCTGTCTTGCAACCTTACGAAGACTTGTTCCCTGCTGGCGCTAAACCCCTTCCTAAAGACAGACAAGTCTATGTAGGACAATTTGTCTATCACTGCGGCTCACTGCTGGGAGAGTTAGTCAACTCTGTTACTTTCGGTGTTATTTCTTCTGTTTCCAGAATGTATCGCAACAAACCCTTCATCCAGTTATCAACAACAGCATTGCCCGGTTCCAGTGGCGGAGGAATTTTTGTTGTAGAAGATGACAAGTGCTACTATGCGGGAATGCTTACTCGTGGAACTGGCGAAACCATCAACCTTGCAATCCCGATTACCCGTATCCGCAAAGTCTTAGAGGAGTGGAAAATGGGGTTCATTCTGGAGTAACGGTTTACTTCCCGTAGGCGGTTCATAGTTAAGCCAAACAAATTCTTCTGCATACTCGTGCCTTTCTCCCGGTGCAACAACTCTCTGTCGCTTGGCAAACAGCCCCAGACTTATTTTTTTCCAACCCCTTCTTTCCAATTCACTGTAGATTTCATTGTCGTAACCTGATAGAATTATCTTCGCTTTCATTTCAGCGATTATTTCAACCATCTCCTTGTGGTCTTCGTCCGTGAATTCCAAGAAGTAGTAATCGTCCTTGTTTCTGGTGCTATGAACATATGGCGGGTCCATGTAAATAAGTGCTTCAGGAAAATCATAATGTTTTATGACATCCTTGTAGTCTTTACAATAAATATGTGCGTGACGAAGCCGTGAATGCATATGATACAGGACAAGAATTTTCTGGGGCGTAACTTTCTGTCTTGGAATGCGCATGATAGGGTAAACCTTACTTTGTGGAAAAGCACCCCTATCTATCGTAAGGGCGTTCCACATAAAAAAGTTTGCCGCAACTTCTATCAACACATCTTCAGGAACTTTGTCCATTATTTCCTCGGCGGTTTTAAACGAGTATAGAAATTGGATATGGTCTTTCATCTTGGAGGCATATTCTACTAACTTCCATTCGTGCTGCGGCACCATCCATACTGTTCGGATAAAACGATTGAAAAGGTTGGGATTTTGTAAGACAGTGTAGAAACAGTAGAGAATTCGGTAGATGTCGTTTACAATCTCCAATAAAGAAGGTTTCTTTTGGAAGAAGACATGCCCGCCGCCAAAGAAAGGTTCAACATAAACTTCGTGCGGCGGAAACAAGGCGATAATCTTAGGGGCTTGATAGAATTTGCCACCAATATAACATATGTTGCTTCTCTGTGGCGGCTCTCCCAAAATTTCACGGTCAATTTCTATTATCGTATCCACAACTTCTTCCCAAGTAGGCAACTGTTCTTCCATGTCTTACTTCTCCTTTTCCGCATAACACCCGCCCCCAGTGATGGGGGCGGGCTGGCAATCCTTCAACATTGCGGGAAATAGGCTCTTGCCTGTTCCCGTCAAGCAGGCAAGATGCCCTTCTTCGCCGCATTCAACTCTTCTTTGCCTTCGTCTCTGGCGGCTGGCTGGTCTTTGACACCTTCGTCTGGGGGTTGGGAATGTGTCCCTTCCCCGACCGTTCCTTCCTCTTGAAAGGCGACAACTTCTTGCTCGCAGGTGCGTCTCTGAAGGACATCTCTGTCACCTCCTCTATTTAGAATTCTGTTAACTGAATGCGCAGAGGAAAGAATAAACAGTGTCGTCGCTAATTGGTAAGCATCATCGGTAGTCAGTAACAGGGTAACAGCAATACTTCGTTTGGCATCGCTGATAAATAGAATAACGGAATTGTCGCTCTGTCGGAATTTATCGGGGAGTTTTTCTTTCAACACATCTGGAATAGAGACAAGGTCTACATAGATGTTGTTGGAAGATGGTATCAACACGACAGACACCATCGTTGCTGTTTCGTTGTCTACCTTGTTAATCGGCAAGTCAAACACTTCTTGTGACATCACTTTTCACCTGCCTTGTTAACGATAATTTGTGTGACTTCTACGGCTTTCATCGGCGGGACTATATTATGCGCTTCTAAAAGCGATTTCGCAAGGGTAGTATCTAACCTGTGTTGTATTATCCGCTTGATTTGTATTGTGCCATAGTGAGTTTCGTAAGTTCTGTCAGGTGGAAGGAGTTCAATTAGTTGTGCTCGTAGAAGTTTCTGCTGCTCTCGGTAGGGTTGAAGTTCCTGTTCAACTTCGTCTATGATATGTGTGACTTTGATGTAGTTGTTGATGAGTTCTTCAAGTCGGCTTGCAACGGTTGGGTCGCCTGCAGTTGCGATAAGTTCATTTCTGGCGGTAGAGTTGGGGTGACAAATGTGGTAGAAGTAACAGAGTGCTGTGCCTTCTCGGGTTACGAATTTACAGGGGTAACTATCTGCTCTATAGCGTGGAAGAATTTCGTCATACCTGTCAGAATTCTGAAGTGCGTTTTTCACGGTGGTAACGAAGGGGAACACTTCTTCTTGAAGGATTTGGACAATGTCTTCGTCGGTAAAGATAACGGTGCTGTAACGGGTCGGGTTGGTTCTGTCAACATAGTAAAGGACAGCATGGGATGCTTGGACTAACGCAGCATAAATCGCAATCTGTCGCCTATGGGAAGGATAATTGGCTGTGGAAACAACAGACGGGCTGACGAATTTGAAGTCGTAAACAACTACTTTATCATCCTTCTTAGCGAGTAAGTCAATTCTGGCATCCCAAGTCACTCCAAACAGCGTTGCGGTTACGGGAACTTCAACTTGGACATCCCAGCCTTCTTCTTCAAGCAGTTTTGCAACTTTGGGAACAAAGTATTCGTGTAGCGCTTGTCCAATCTGTCCAAGCCAACCAATGTCCCGCCACGATAACGGGTTTCCATTTTCGGGTTGGGTTATGCGGAAGAAGACGCAGCGTTCACAAGTTAGTTGGCTCGGTTTCCAATTCTCCCATTTCAACGCTTCCGGTGTCGGCAGATACAGAGGCGGTGTAAGTTCGTGCCTGTCCATTTATATCACCTCCCATTTCTTCTGGAATGTATAGACCCGAAAGCAAATCGGGAAATGCTTTCCGAAAGGCATGCGCCTCTGCGACCTTCTGTATCATTGTCGCAGGCATTACCTTCCACGAAGCCTTTTCCCGATTATATTCGGACAACAACACTTTCTGCCACACCTCCGTGATTTTCCCCTCCTGCTCAAGATAAACAACGCACCAACCGCCGTAGAGCGTCCAGCCCGGAGGAACAAATGCTCCTTCAACTTCCATTATGTCAACCTCGTGCTGGGAAAGTTCGTCTTCTATTTTGTGAAGTTCAAGGAGCGCTTCCAATATCTCGGCTTTGTGTTCGGACACTTTATCAGCAATTTCTCGTAGTAACTTCTCTGTTTTTTGTAAAAATTCATGTCGTTTCTTGTCGGGATTGCGCCGAATAACGATAACGCCGCTTTTGAAGCCACGATAACTTTCGTGGCGGGTGGCAACCCTCATAAACGCAAACCGACTGACTATAATTTGTGCGGGTTCACGCTCGTCATACTTGACAAGGTAGGCGTCAGATAGGAACGGGTTCAAGCGATAGGTCTTACACACTGCGATGAACTTGGCGATGTCTACAAGGTTTGCTTTCGGGTTGATGAAGTCACGAACGATTTTAGGCGACAGTTTGATTTCTTGTCCTGTCCAATCCTCGTAAACGACAATAGAGGCTTGCGCCTCTGTGCCCGAGATAACAGGAGTTTGCTGCTTTTCCGTCATTTCTTCTGCGACCTCCTTTGCTCTTTGGAGTTTTTCTTTCAGTCGCTCCTGCATACTTCATCCCTCCTTCAAGGCAAAACTAATATTGCTGACAATACGCCGATATATTCTGGAGGCTTTGACACGCATAGATAGTTCATATTTGTGATGACATCGTATTTGTTGTTTGAAAAACGAAACTCACTGACAATATCAACAGGTGAATACGAGCGGGTTACTACCGAGGTCTTCAAATAACCGCAGGGAGTTAAACCCTTTAGAGGTTGGCGCAGCGGTTCTTCGGTTTCAATTACAATGGTGCAAGTGTTTGTGTGGAAGAATTCAAGGCAAGCAGAAATCGTTCCGTCCTTTGGAATTTTCTTGAACGTGAATGCAAAGATAGATGGCACAAGGGTAGCAACAGGAATGTCAAGTTTGATGTCATTCAGTAACTTAAAGTGGGGATATTTGGGTAGGGCAGATGTGAGTTTGATGAGGTTGATGTGGTCAATTTTGGCGGCTTTTAGCGCTGCTTCTAAGGCGAGGGTTTGGTTGTCCACATCAGTTAGCCCAATCGCTGAAACAATGACAAAATGTTTCGGGATGAAAAGCGGAACTGACCTAACCCACTTCCCTACAATTGCTGTGGCGCAAAAAACATCGCTTGAAGTTGTGGCTTCGGCATCTTCTAACTTGGCTTCAGACATCACTTCGTCTTTGGGCTTAGCCATCGTCATCACCTTCCTTCGTTAGGTTAGGGTTTCCCTAACCCTCATTGGTCTTCTTCATTGGTCTTCTTCATTAGTCTATTACCCAATTCAGGGCAACTTCAAACATCTAAATCCCCCTCAGTTTCAGCCTTTTTGCTGTCAGTTTCGTCGTTTTTGACAGAAGCCTGATGATACTGCTGACTGATGGCTTCAATTTCGTCTCTATGCTTCCCAACCCAATCCATTATAGTGGAGTAAAGCAGTTCCTCAACCTGACTGATGCTGTTGACTTCCGACGAATAGTGATTGTTGTCAAGGGCGACAGTCGGAGTGGTTTCTAACAGGGCAAAGGTCATGGCAAGGGTCTTCCTAATTACCCCCTCTGAAGGGTCTTCCGAAGGCAGGACTAAGGCAACTTCGGGGTTGACAACAGCCTTCCGCCATTGTCTTAACAAATTGTCAAGCCATGCTGGCGCATCTTGGGTTATCAATTCTTTAAAGAAATCAAAGTAAAGATTTGTGTAACTGCGGGGAAGTAAGGAAACATGCATGCAAGCAAGAGCAGCACGACGCTGCTTGTTGGGGTCATTGAACAAACGATAGCGATGCGGGAGTTTGCCACCAAAAATAATGTAAATTGCCCCATAAAAAATAAGTGCCCGTTCTACCGCATCTGCTATGGTTTCTAATTGCGCCTTCAACATACTCAAGTGCGGGGTGTATTCTTGCGTCCGCATCTTCTCTATCCATTTCTGAAATCGTTGTTGTCTCTCTTCTACTTCATTGGGCGACAGTTTTTCCTTCTGCATCACTATTTTCCGTAAATTTGCAGCAGCCCAGTTACAAAAAGGAGAAATACAAACCTGCTTGTAGTAGTCAGGACGATATTGTCGGTCTTTTGTTACGCCACGAGGATGGACAAGGGAGTTCACCCAGTCTAATTTCCATCCACCTGCCCGAGTTTTATACCACCGAATTACCCTGTTGCCACAAATAATACACGATTTCCACGCTTCTCTGGATGGATAGTGTTGTTCACGGATAATTTCAAACAGCGTGTTAAGTTGCCGCAGGAAAAGTTCGTAGACAGAAAAACATCGGGGAGAACAGAAGCGGACAGCGGAACGATAAGAGAAGAAAGGTTTACCGCAAGAAATACACGCTTTTGCGATTTCCGCACCAGAAAGCCTTGCAAGGTGATACAGCCGATAACAAAGATACTGAACAATCATCGGCAGAGAACGCTCGTAAGTCTCTCTACGGTGTTCAGGAATTTTCGCCAAATCTACTTCAATCGTCTTATCCCAAAGCGCCACTGCTTGCCGCAATAAATGCCCTATTTCCCTAAATTCGGGAATAGGGTAATTGTCCAACTCCGCAAGCCACCTTTCTAAATTTTCCGCTTCCACTTCCCGCATGTCCCGCCACACTATCCATGCATCTTGTTCACTTGCAACTATCAACCTTGCATGTGGTAGCATGTTGATTTTCCCCCTTTTGATACTTTTGTTTGCATTTGGGGCATAACCACGCCCCTTTCTTGCTAATTCCGTTCTTCTGAAGGATGATAATCACATAGTCTATGTGCGCATGACAACACCATGCATCACATTCCTGACACTTCCAAAAGGCATTGCTCCCGCACTCACACTTATTCAACTCAAATCACCTCCAGTCAGTTCTTCTATTGCCCATATCAAACGGTGCTTTAAGTCAACAACACACCTAACGATGTGTCTGTGATACTCAATGAAATACTCAAGATGCTCGGCGCTTTTGATGGGGAGGTTCTCTTTGAATGATGACAAGCCTTCCTTGCAAGTTAGTATATACAGTTGCTCAATTGCGTTGCGACCGTCGTCTTTTAAGATGGCGGAGATAGCGGGGTCAACCTTAACTATTTCACGAATGTTCTGTATCCATGTAAAGATGTTCTTGAATGCCACCAATGGATTGTAGAATGCCATTGTTGACCTACGGGAGCCGTAGAACATGGAAGTTAGGATTGTTGGGACAACCATCACCTCAATATCGTCAATCCAATGTCTGAACTTCTTCACAATCTCTGCTACTTTGTTTGGATTAAACAACCCCTCTGACATTGTGCTTCACCTCCTTTCCATATTGCTTATGTCGTAGGATAATTCTCCGCAGTGCTTTGTTAGCATATGAAGCACTCAACGGCTCACCTTTAAGTATGTCGCAGATTTTGTAATAGAGACATATAGCAACATGATACTCGTCAACATCTTGCCCGCCAAACTCCAACTTTATTGCTTGTTCCAACAAACCTACATCTATTTTACCTGTCTTGAAGTCAAACCACATCTCCAACAAAACTGCAACTCCCTCCACAAATTCAGAAAAGATTGATGACGCTCGCATCTTCCTCACCTCCTTCCTGCTCAAAGTCTAATTCAGTTTGAACGGCAATTGTTGTCGGTAATAAGTCTTTTTGTGCAGCCTGAAGGTCAAAAACGGCAGCACGAATAGGTTTACCAGTCTTTGTTTTGGTAACCACCGAAACATCCACAATTGCAGGGTGACCGTGATTTTTGACAGATGTCAGCGTTGTGTTGATTTCGTGCGGTTTCTGTTGTAAGAAATTGTCAGTTTTATATTTCACACGAAGTTTGTCCAAAAAAGATTTGATGTTTATCCACAAGAAGCCACGATACTGTCCCTTCGCATAGAAACCCCAATCTTCCCCTTCTTCCAACAATTCTTCCTTTTCGTCAGCCCACAGCGACAGTATTCTCGCTACCGGGTCGTGCAACGGCAAAGCAATGCCTCTAACGAAAAAATAATGCGCTATATCACCTGCCTCGGGAACGATAACCCCGATGCTTTTTGCAAATTCTTGGAACAAAATCCAGCCAAATGTGATTACAGTAAAGTTGTTCTTTTGGCGGGCGGAAAACTCAGGACCCGCCTGCCTTTCCACAATAGATAACGCCCTTTCCCACCATTCTTGCCACCTGTCTTCATTTGCCAACAAAAATTCAACAAAACATCGTCTGTATTGCGCATGTAAATCTCGTCGCAAATGAACTTCCTTGAATGTGTCTATGTAAACCTTGTCTAATTTCTCCGTTTTGTGCTTGAAAGTAACAAGAAACACACGGTCAGTCAATGCTGCGTCTTTTGTAATGAAGTTGGAACTTTCTCCAATCGCACATAGTGGAGTATAGGAGTAAAATGGTAATTCAAGGTGGGTTGCTGAACGAGAAACTTGTTGGAACAGCATTTCGTAACAAGAGTGAAGGAACAGTTTCGCTTCACGAATGTCGTCCCCCCACCGTTCTGGAGTGAACTCATCCAGAACAAGTGGAAGGGACGACATGTTTGTATATTTTCGCATCGTAGATGCGGTCTGCCTTGAAGGCAAGTGCGGCGTCGGAGCAAAAATGTTTTGCAAAAGTTCTACAACAATAGATGTTTTGCCTGTGCCCGCTATACCGCTGACAAACAAAACAGGAAATCGGTAACTGTTCACAAGCCTTACAAATGGAGACAGCACGGATGCATGAAACCACGCCAAAACCCCATACAAACTTTCGTCTGGATAGATGTGTAAAAGTTTTGAAACGAAATCCCGTAATGCTTCTACATCAACAGCAACATCCAATTTAACGGAACTGTAGATGGATTGTCGGAAAATGTCTATGAATTTTCCGTCCCCGGGCAACGTTATATCCGGGGCAACAAACACAGTTCTATCTGCCGCCCACTCCGACAATGCTGTTGTCTCTATGTTGTAGCGCTTGTTGTCAAGATAAAGCCCGACACGGGTGAAGGTCGCTTTTGTGGGAACGAAAAGCAAAGTTATTGCATCAACGAACCTGCCGAGGATTGTGTTGACCTTCGGAGTTCCTAACAAAGTAGGGGATAGTGGATGCTTAGGATACGGAAGTGCCGACATCAAGTTTGCACGCTTCGTTATTACTTGCGAATAAGTTCCTTGTGGCGTTCTTTCAGTCGCAAGTATGTATTCGTCTTTGCCACCCTCGGGGTTGGGTAATGATATGAAAATTTGAGGTAACCACAAAAATTGTGTTATTCGTAAACATGTTAGAGGTTCGTCTTCTTTTTTAACGAAAGCAAAATACAAACTCTCTCTCGTTGGGATTAAACCGCAATCCACTTCTCCAGCGTTTGTGTAGGTCTTCGCATACACTATGTCATTCCACAAATTTCCATTAGCAACCAAAACCTCGGTTACATCTTTTTGTCTCCACAGTAAGTGCGTCACCACTCTATCTTCACGGCTGTTCAGTAACTCTCTGATGTAGTATGTAGTTTTATGGATGACTTCTTCTTCATTATCAAGAGCAATGACAACCCATCGTGGTAGCAATTCTAAATCTTTCTTTTTCCAGCCCATTTCGCCCTTCGTTGTAGAAACTGCGGGAATTCCCACCGACCACAACGCCAACGCATCTAATTCCCCGCCTGCCATCCACACGAATTCCTCTGCTTGCCAGTCTAAAATGGCTGGGCTGGGATATAACTCAGGACGAGGGATATTAGGGTCTACAAGCGGATGCATGTTTGTCATCCACCGATACTTTTCTTTATTCTTTGCGGAAGAAAAAACTAATTTGTCATTAAGCCTACTAAGTAACCTGAGTTTCGCATTAACTGCCTTCCCCGCATCATCAAAGACGGGGATAACAAGGAACTCATCATTTTTGTATTGCCAATATCCCAATTTCGCTTTTCTTATAATAGCATCAGAAATTCTACGATAATGCTTCAAATAATCCAGCAAAGCAGGTTGCTTTAACAAACATGTGTGAAGATAATCTATGAATTCATCAAAACTCTTAAATGCGGGGATTTCTTCTTGCATCACGCTTAATCCCAATTTCCTTGCCAACCCCATCAGGGTCGCTTTTTCGCCTGACGGACGGCAAGCGAAACAGAACCACACACCCGTTTCAATATTGAGGAAGAATGAGGGGTGCTCGTCGTCATGGAAGGGACAATGACCCCTCAATTCATTTTCGTTGAATTGTTTCAAATTGCAGCCCCTCGCTTCTAACTCCTCAATTACTTTGCTTAGTAGTTCCTTCATCTTAATCTCTCCCCTCTGGACTTCGGACTTTGGGCTTCATCGTTTCTCTCTTACCCTCGTTAGGACAATTTTAAACCCTCAAGGACTTCCAAAACCCTATCAGTTTTGACCTATTTGCCCTCATTTTTGGCGATTTTGGGACTTGGGTCTGACGATGACGACAACGGTCATTCTAAGTTACATCCAAGTTACTGATTTTGAAACCAAACCCGTAACTCAAAATCGCCCATTTTTCCAGCAAAATCCAGAATTTTGAGGCAAGTTACAAAGTTACAAGGAAGGAAGGTAGAAGGAGGGATAGATAGGAAGGAAGGAAGGAAGGAAGGAAGCAAGGATATAAGGAAGAAGAAGGAAGTAACTTTGTAACTTAGTTCAAAAAAGCCCAACGCCGCTTGGATTTTTTCGGTTACATTTCGGTTACAAGACCTGTAACCCATTGAAACTTTGTAGTCAGGGCTTGTAACCTTGCTACTATCAGGGCTTGTAACCTTGCTACTCAATAGGATGAACCCTTTGTTGTCAAGACAATCTGACGATTTAACAGTCAACCTTGAACGACTGTTTTCGGGCTTGTCAGCCCATAAAGAAAACCCGCCACCAACAACGGTGGCGGGTCTAATTGTTGACGGAGGCGAGAAAATGCTGAGCCGCTAACACCGTGACACTCATAATTATAACGCACCCCTGTTCTACTTGCAACAGTCTTAGAGTGTCCATAAGAAGAAACCCGCCGCTGTTGTCAGCGGCGGGGAACGAGCGAGGTGAATTATTATGTTGCCGCTAATTATAACACACTCTTGCTCTACTCGTAACAGTCTTATGTCTACTGTGTTGTTTCTTCAGATATGCCTTCCTCGCCACCTTCCCCGAACAAACTACTTAAGTCAGGTAACCCCGTGAATGGTGTCATAAATTCTGCTGGGGTGAATAACGGTGACGGTTTTTGTGTCATATCAATTACTTCCCCTAATATAGCCTCCACACTCTCTAATGTCCACCCGTCCGTTTCAACCTCCACAGCATTCCCGTTTGCCAATATCAAGACCAACCTATCTTGCTTCTGCCCAATTAAAACGACAGCGTCACCGTTAACCAATAACGGTTTCTTGTTCACTTTGGCTTTTATCCATGCCATCTTTGTTCGCCTCCTCTACCAGGTGTCTAAAGAGTTTTTCATCGTCTTCTATCTTACATAATTGTAACGCAGCCCTAAACTTTCGGGTAAGGTTTGTCCAAATACCTGACTGTCCTTTATGACACGCAGCGGGGTCAACAAAATAAGCATACAGGACAGCAAGTGCTGACCATGCATCACCCTTCAATTTTACATGGGGTTCTACTATGATTTCGTAGTTTTCAATTGCTGCTTTTAATCTCGCTCTTACATCTTTGTCCTTTGCCCGTGTTGTGTGTAGTAACACGGATTTCACATCTGGTCTTGTCAGGCAGAACATTTCTTCTACGACTGTCCACACAATTCCAACTTGTGCCGCTAACTGCAAGATTGTTGTCGGTGACTTTCCAAATGGAACGGGAACTTCGCAGACGACAACTGCATTTTGCAATTTCCGTAAAGCAAAGTAATACAAGTCACTGAAGTTTTCAACAGTCACGACATCGGCTTCAACAATTGCTCCGTTCTGATAGACGACATAACCTACTCTTTTAAGTCCCAAGTCAAGTCCGACCATTCTTACTTGCATTTTTATCGCCTCCTTGTGACTTCGTATTGTTTACCTTCATAGTTTGCGAATAAAACCCCGTCTTTATTGATAAATATTACTGGCGTCACACGAAATGAATTGTCGGGGAATAAATCTATGACTGCAAATCCTTGTGCAAATATTCTTGCGTTGTCGTAATGAGGTCTTGGTAAACACAGGCACGGAATAACCCACGCACCCCTTATCGTGCCTGTGTAATCCATTTGTAAATACTGACTGAAGTGGTGATAGTGGAAGCAAAGTATGTTACGCAGGGTTCGCAAGAAGATACATCTTGCGGTGTTGACCACACTACCTGACAACCCCATCCTTGCCCCATGCTGAATTATCAAATCCCCCGCATAAACGGTCGGTGCTGTATCGTTACCGACCGCTTGCGGGTATTCTTGATACTCAAGGAATACCCAGTCATCCAGACCCAAAACTTTTTGTAACTCCAATTCAGGTAACGCAGCCAGTTCGGGTGCCCGAGTGTAAAGATATGTTTTCATGCGTAATTCGTGATTGCCGCACATAAAAATTTTGACTGCTTTAGGGAAACTTCTACGAATTTGCTGTAGCAACTCTTTTGCTTGCCGTATTTCTTCAGCAAGCAAAAGTCGTCGCTGCGGTGTTCGCACGAAGCGGGAAATTGCGTAGAAGTCAACAAAATCGCCGCCTGAAATAACAACATCTGGCTTAATGGTGCGGGAAATTTGCAGCATAAGCGAGATTGCGTCGTCGTCTTGGAAGGGAACGTGGACATCGCCGAAAGCCACAACTTTTATCGGCTTTTCGGCTTTAATTACGACAGAAGTTTTCTCTGTCATGTAATCAATCGTTAGGGACTTGACTGTCATCTTAGCCATCATTCATCACCGTTAGAGTTTTACCCTGAAGGGTCGGACTTTAAACTTTTCAGGGTAATGAAAAACCCGTCAGTTTTGGGCTTTTTACTGGAAAAATCAGCGATTTTGTGTGACTTAAGTAAAATTGCCCTCAAATTGGCTCAGGTTGGACTTTTAGAGGACAAGGATAGTTTGTTGAGGTTTTCGGAAGGCTTGACAGGATAGGGCTTAGATTAGACTGTCGTTGAGGGACATTAGCACGAGGATTGATGTAATTTGATGTATTAATTCATCAACATTAAAATACTCAAAATGATGATAAATAGAAGAGTGCGGTGAACTATAACGGAGGATATAAGTTGGGGGCACTCTATCAAAAAACCTGAATTGAATAATCATCCTATCACCTTCTCTTTCCCTATTAATGTGAATAGTTCCCCAGCCATCGCCGCTAACTCTCGCTTTAATCCTCAACATAGTCACCATGAACGATACACATCTTTCCACCATATCATACACAGCAACACACACCGAGTTTACCGATACCTGCCAATCAAAAACTATTTGCGGGTTGCGGCATTTTATTTCTACAAGGAGCACTTCATCTGTCAGTTTTTCTATCGTGTAATTAAGTTCTAAATGCGGAAAGTATTTCTTTAGTGCCTTGACTGTTGCGTCCATAATTTCCTTTACTTTCATTGTGGTATTTAGAATAGTAGTGTGTTTATTTTTCATACTGAAGCACCTCCTTCTTCTGCGGCTTGAATAACATTCATAATACCCCATACGGTTTGAATTAATTTATCAAATGGCACTTTTATTTTTCTTTCGTTGCATACGCCGTCAATTTCTGTGTAGCAAGTTATAGTTGCTGTTACTTTTCCCCAACCCTTTACGACATCTTCCGCCAACACCGCATCCCATTCCACCCTTAATGCTTGTTTCCCGCATCGCATATAAAACCCATTCACCTCCCATATCTCCACCCAGTGAAACCCTACTTTACTTGCCAGCCTCACCAAGAAATCAGATATGAATTTAATCAAACTATCGTGCAAATCTTCGTTTATGAATGCGAGCGTATATCCGTCCCGCTCGTGGGGTGAATTATAGTAGTGATACACCACTACCATAATTTCATCACCCCATTCTTTTGTATGGTATACATAATTACCCGTGTTCAGTCCATTCACGCTTTTCACCACCTCCTCCATCCATTCCAAGATAGGACAAATAACACGAACCAAACGCCTAACTTTTGGTGGATAAAGTAACAGTTTCATCATAAATCACCTCCTATCAATGTGTGCGCATAAAGTATTACAAATATTTCTGCAATTTTGTAGGCAATTTGTCGCAATAATTCAATATTGTTTTCGTCAATACTGCTATGTCCGGGAATTTTATCAAACACACATAACTGCGTATCGTTGCAATAAAAAACGATATTGTTGCGATTTACTTCTGCAGCAAAGAGAATGTCATCATTAAATCTAATTAAGATGTAGTGAATTGTGATGTAACAATTTAGCGTGAAGGGCACCGAGAAGCACTGTAATAAGCGCCTGACAAATGCGGAAAATGGTTTCTCGTAATATTTATTTATACCATGCGGCGTTGGTAAATAATGATAATAAACTTTATTTACTTGCGGCATACTAAACCACACATTTTCAACATGCGACTCGGTGTCATGTTCCACCTCAACTATCCGTGCTTGCAACTCATTTACCCCTACTTTCTTTACGATATCATTAAAATACCCAATAAACTCAAACGGCAAATTGCACAGTGCACATTTTTTTCGCTTCATACTTCGTTCACCTCCTCAATTGTTTTTAGCATTACAAAGAAATTTATCAAAAACCCTATCGTTTCTTCAAGTCCCTCCACCCTACAAACTAATCCCCGCTGTGCTTCCACAACATTTAAAGCAATCTTATCGTGAAGAAATTCAAATTGATAAATATGTCCAAAATTATCATATACCTTTGGAATACCATCCACAAAAAATGCATTTCGCATTTCAAATATTTCTTTCAACATCCGCCACATCCCACGCATAAAAGCCCCTACCGATGTATATCCATGAATTGTTCGCAACCACACATACCCATCACGAGAAAACAACGCCACCTCTACCAAGTGTCCTTCATCTATTTCCATAAACACCGGAGAAATACATAAATTGCTTTTACCACACCTCCGTAGATGTAAATTTATAAACTTGATTGCCTTCCTTGCTATTTCACATGCTTCACATTCTTTCAACCCCCACGCTTCCTTTCTTTTTTGTGGTTCCTTCTTGAACACATCACAATACATCAAAAATTCACCTCCTCAATTGTTTTTAGCATCACCAGAAAATTCACTAAAAATTCTATTGTTTCTTCAAATCCTTCTATTCTGTAAACTAATCCTTGCTGTGCCTCAACAATATCCACACCAATCTTATCTGAGTGGAACTGAAATTGGTAGATATATCCTTGCGTTAGGTGGTATACTGAGGGAACACCGTCTGCTAAGAATGCGCTTCGTATCCCCACCGCTTCCTTGACTATCCGCCACACATCCCGCATAAACGCTACAATTGACTGCCTATGCAGTGTTTCCAGCCACACATACCCATCGCCCACACACAACACCGCCCTTATCAAATGCCCCTCTATTACACCTACAAATGCTGGGTAGATGTATATGTTTTTCAAGCACTTGTGTAGATACAAATTTACAAATTTTATCGCTCTCCTTGCCATTTCACAATCTTCACACCCCTTTTCTCCCCACAGTTGCCTTCTCTCCGCAGGTTTTTGTTTAAGCACATCATAGAACATCGGAATTCACCTCCGTTTCGGATATTTCTAACATTGCAAATAAATTTAGTAAAAACTCAATTATTTCTTCTAATCCTTCTATTTTACAAACAAATCCTGAAGGAGAAATCACATTAACACGAAATTCATTATCAGAAAATTCTAATCTATATTGCCACCCAAACTCACCATACACAATGGGGATATTACCAACACGTTCATTCACCTTAAACACAAATCTAAGTATTGACCATACTCCACCGAAAAAACTTGAAAGTTTGTTGTTTTTATGCAATGACCACATCCACAATCGCTTATCCCCATACACCAACTCAACTCCCACTACATGACACTGCACTATTTGTGTTACTGTAGGAACAAAACTTTTATTTCGCCTAAGATACTTGCGTAGATACCAGTTCACATATCCCACAACTCCCCACAACAACTCGCATTCATAACAACCCCTCATTCCCAATGCCCCCCTCTTTTCTCCCGGTGTCATTTGTTTTAACTCAAAATACGCCATTATAATTCACCTCCTTCAATTTGTCCCAACATTGCAAACACACTCACCAAAAATTCAACTGTTTCACCAACCCCTTTAACAACAAACACATCCCCGCTTGCTGTAAAAACCTTCACACCAAATTCATTTTCAAAAAATTCAAACCTATATTTCCATCCCCGCTCGTCGTAAACCGCCGGCACATTTACGACAATAAAGGGGATAGAAATTTTGAATATAATTCCCATAATTCTCCACACACACTTCTCTAAAAATTCTTGTAAATTATCAAATTGATGCGGCGATTTAATTGCTACATATTTTGAGTGTAAAAGCACAGTTACAGACATTAAGTGCTTGCGATATATCTCCGTCTCCATCGGCACAAGTTTTAACTCTCTCCTGCCACATTTATGCAGACACTTGTTTATTTCCCGTATCACCTTTTGCAGCATCACACATTTACAACACCACCTCTTGCCCCATACTTCTCTTCTTTTTACAGGTTTCACTTGCGAGAGTTTATTATACATCACATGACACCTCCTCTTGGCTGTTATAGAGCATGATGGCGAAACTTACTAAAAATTTGATTGTTTCTTCTACCCCTTTTATCTCGCACACTTCCCCTGACGGCAACCTCACCCTTAAACCAAATTCTTCGTTTGAAAACTTTAATCTATACCACACAACATTACCCCCACACATAACCTGAATAGAACCTTCATTCAACAATCCAGCCACCCCAACAACATTTGCCACTAATCCACACACCTCTTTCATAAACCCATGCATCCCCTCAACGTGCAGCGACCACACCCGCAATCTCCCAAAACTAAATTCCAGTCCTACATCTATGACGTGCCCTTCCCTCTTGTATACCTCTACCGGAACCACACACAAATCCCCAAAACCACACTTCCGCAAATAGAAGTTCATATACCTAATCACATCAAGCATCAGCATACACACGCTACATTCCTTAATTCCCCAAACCGACTTTCTTTTTTCAGGTTTCACTTTTCTTAGGTTATAATACATTCTACTTCACCTCCTCGCTTAAGTTTGAATTGTGAAGTATGATGGCAAAATTCACTAAAAATTTGATTGTTTCTTCTAATCCTTTTACCACACATATTTCACCAGTTGATAACTTCATCCTTAATCCAAATTCATTTGCCAAAAACTCTAATTCATACTGCACAGTATCACCACCACATTCAACCGAAATAACACCTTCCTTTAACAATTTTTCTACACCAACCACCTCGCTTATTAATCTACACACCTCTTCCAAAAACCTGTGTATACCAGAGAAATGCAATGACCACACCCAGCAATTCCAACCGCAACATTCCATCCCTACATCTATCACGTGCCCCTCTTCCTTATATACTTCTGCGGGAAACACCCGTAAATCTCTACGACCATACCTCTTCAAATACCGGTTCAAATGCCTAACCACCTCCAGCGTTGCCTCACACATACTACACTCTCCAATCTTCCACACAGCCTTTCTTTTACCGGGCTCTATTTTTCTAATGTTATAATACATCATATTTCACCTCCTTCAGTCAACATTGATATTAATCAATCAACATTGATATTAATCACTACTGCGGGCGGTGGTATATCAACTTCTTTATCACCTACCACCACCACGATTAACCTTACATCCACATCCTCTACTCCAGCCCAATCGCACCAGCCGTCTGTCAAAACCACAACTTCGTCAAACTGACCCCACTGCAATACCTCTTTTATCGCTGCCACCATGTCCGTTCCACCACCGCCAATAAGTTCTATTTCGTCCACACTACCTACCTCTTTGGGCTCTCCTTTCAAGCATGTGTCTGCGCACACGACAGACACACGCTTTCTTACTTCTAAAATTGCACGAACCTCGGACAGGACTGCCGCCAACTCCCTTTCCGACATTGAGCCGCTTGTGTCAATAATGACACAAGAGCGGCTCGGCGAGTGCAGCCTGTCCGTAGGTAGGATGATATTCTCGTCAATAAATGCTCTTTTCGCACGATGAAAATCCTTGCGTAGAACTGACGGCTTACTGCGTGCACGGGTTAACTTGTCACGCAGTATTTGCCGCCAGTCTACTTTTGCGGGCTCCAACGCTCTATCCACCACAATTTGCAGTTCCCCGGGCAAGTTACCGACGGTTTTTGCTGCGTCGGCAACTTGCCGCAAAACCTCCCGCCTGAACTCTTCGGTGATGATGCGGTCATCCTCCTCCTGTTCCCATTCAGCCTTCCGCCCTGTAACCCCACTACCCTCGTTTTGCGCTTTTTCCACCGCTTCCTTCAACTTTTCACCTGCCCCGCCGTCATCACTTTTTCTTTGCGACGGGGCAGAGGATGATGCGGAGGATGACGACGAAGAAGATGCAGAAGAAGACGCAGAAGAAGACGAAGAAGAAGCGGGCGAGGATGCGGACTGCATGCGGCGCATTATTTCTTCGGCATACTCCTCCGCTGTTAATCCCCAAGGCAATCCATAGTTGACGGGGAGTAACATACCGAACGCGCGCATCTCTTTCTCCCATTTCTCTCCGCCGACCTCACGGAGAATTGAATTCACCGCAAGGTCGGCTGCTATGTTAGCCACGTTCGCAGGATACTGCTTCATTCGTTCTCCATGCTGCGCTGCAGCATGGAGAACTTCGTGGACGAAAACGATAAACTGTCGCTCACTATTCTGTTGAAGCATTTGCGGGTCCACATACAACGTCCACCTTTCATCCACCCCCATCGTGTGGAACGGCAAGTTCTGGACCCGCAGCCTCAACTGCACTGCGACGGGGTAAAGATACGGCAACTCCCGCCGCAACCGTAGACGACACTCCTCTAACATTCCTGCCACTTGAATGATAAATTCATTCTGCTTCTGTTGCGTCATCGTCATTCACCTCCGTGAAATAATTTGCGTCAACTGTATATCCAAGATGCCTGCGCGCAGCATGTATCTGCTACATGCTGCACGCAGGCGCTCGGACACGTCTGAAAGTTTCGCGCACTTATATTCATCCAATATTAACTTAAATTTGGTTTGCACGAACGCAACGAAATCTTCAGTTTTGTATGATGACACGACGCCGATAATGCCCGACATCACCGCAAAAGCGATGTCGGGCTTAGATGGGTGCAGATATTCTTTAAGGATTGCGGGGTTTTTAATTACATCTACGGGGTTAGGCAGTCTTGTGTTTTGTATGTAGACGATAAGTTGTGCTGCTGCCGCTTGACCCACCGTTGCGCACGCTACCATGCTCCACTCCGAGGCGGTCATGTTTGTGACCGCCATCATTCGTGCGCATAAATCCCATGTTCTCCTTGACGGGAACACGGGATTTTTTCTGTCAATCGTGCTAACACGCCTGAATTGCGGGTTCGCTTTCAAGAAACCCGCAACGAGCATGTTAGCACGCATGAAATTTTCTCGTGCGGTTTCAGGGGAAATATTATTAACAGATACATTACAGGAGTTTTTGCGGGACACGAGCCACTCCAACCACTCGTCATCTCCCGCTTCGTCGGGCAGCAGCGTAAAGTGCGCTGCCCGATTGCAGAACGCGGGCGTGAGTGGTATATCGTTATAACTCACGCCCGGGGGATTTGATAACGCTATAAAACGCACATTGGGGTTGGGTTGGAAGCGGTAAATTGCACGGGGGTTTTCAATCGCCAGCGTATCATACACGACGCCTTGCAGGGCGGCAATCACGTCCGCCCTGGCGTCGTTCAATTCCTCAAGAAGCACGATTGTTGGCTCGTCAGACGACATTGCGTCTGCGAGCCATCTGGGGGGCAGAAAATCCATTACGCCATCCTCCTCGCATTTCACGGGATATCCGCCTACATCTTCGGGCACCATTCTGGTTGCCCGAATTTCAAGTAGACGGAACCCGTTTTGCCGGGCGAATTCGTTCACAATACTGCTTTTTCCTTCGCCCGGCAAAGACCACACGACAATTAACCGTGCCCCGAACTCGGGGTCACGGACAATAAAACGGAGCGGTTCGGACATGCTTACGACCTTTGCGCCAATTAGCGTCTGTTCAGCACGCATTGTGAACACCTCCATCTTAGTATCTTAGTATTTACTTCATAAACGCAGCCTCAATCAACATTTTCTCCACATCTGTCAACGGCAACCCGCTATCGCACCACAACCACTCAACCGCCTCGGTATCCACCGCTTCAGCATATCTCTTCTCCCCACTTCTACAATCCACCACTTCTGCGTATAACCGCAACGACCCGAATATATCTCTGAACGGGTCCGTTGCGGTGTAAAGATCCACGCCCTCACCGAAAAGGTGAGGGTCATGGTCTGTTACGACAAATGGGTAATACACATACCCGCTGCGCACATCGCCGCCGAGGTGCATACCTACGACGGCGATGACAACATTGCAGGGGGAATAAAACTCTACTACTTTATAGTTCACGGTGGGTCCCCACCACCCGTAATTGTAGGTGTTGTCGCCATAAAAACGACAACACCTACGGGCTGCATACTCCTCCACGAAATGCGCAAAATCACAGAAGGACGATATATTTGCCCGGAGCAACCTACCGATTTGCCGCCATGACACCTTGCGATACCATGGCGGAATAAGACGACGGGGGATGTGGGTGAGGTTAACGAACATGCGATACGACATCGTAAACGGAAATTCTTCTGACTCAACAAAGAGACGCACACGGAAGATTTTCGTTCGCAACATCGTAATCGCCTCCTTACTTGCAGGGTTAGTTAAATCTAACCCCGCTTGGATTGTATAAAAAAAATGCGGGACGGGCGTGAACCCGCCCCGCAGCAGGGACGAGCAGGGGCTGTGCGGGCTTACATTGTTATGAACGCCCGCACGGCAATGATGCGTCCCTGCTCGTCTCTAATTGCGTCCCGACCCGTGTCCGGCGCAACGAACAGGGGTCGGGACGGTAGTAAGCCGCTCGCCGCCATTCCCATAAGGAATGGCAGCGAGACAACGACAATATCAGCGTCCGCCAACTCAGGCGGCAGTTGCGGCAACTTAAACTGCCGCCTTCGCAACGGAACGCCTGCGACTTCTCCCTGCGGCTCGTCCTCTTCAACGAGCCGCAGGACAACGCCGCTTGGAGGGAGGGTTATGCGTCCACCCTCCTCCAAAACGACATCAATTGGATGTGGTGTAGCGTTTAAAATACGCATACGTCAACACCTCCTTAGTTTTTAGTTTAAATCCACTACAAAAAACTTAAAAAATGCGGGACGGGCATAAACCCGTCCCGCCTAAACCCTTCTGGTGGCTCAATCACCCAGGCGGCGATTGAACCACCAGGGATGTCTCTCTTTTAGCAAGCGCTTCAATTCGCCGCCCAATTGGTCCGGATACGCTTCCACCGCATCCGGACCAAAACGAGAAAGGAACGACAACAAGTCGGACGGATACAGCAGGAATTCCTTGAATTCCTGCCGTATGCCGTCCCACTGACGGCAACGCAACCACCAGGTTTTTTCATCTAACTCCAGAAGCACTTCATTCCATGCCTCTGGAGTCTTGCGGGAAACCAGAACCTTCCACCGCCGCACCAAGGCTGCGGCGACGAAGGTGAACTGGCGTGATAACGACACGAAGTAGGTGAAGAAGGGTTTTTGCACGGGAGGGTGCTGGATAATTTCCACCACCCCTTTCTCCAACATACACACTTCTTTAATCGCCAATTCACGCCTGGTCATCTTTCTTCCCCTCCTTTTTGTTTTTGCGCCGCCATATCGGCGGCGCTAAGCCCACAATGGTGCGATTGCTGCGATTAAAAAGGCACAGCACGGCTTTAATTACAACCACCGTGCTGTGCCCACAAACTAATCGTTGCGGAGGGGGGTAATTTCAAATTTCCACATCCAACTGATGCGCCCCTCCTCTTTATCTTTAAGGAGGGACGCCTTTTGTTTCTCTGCGCATTCGGCGCAGAGAAACACTTCTACATCAAACCCCTCTGCCCCAAGATAAACATGTGTTACCCGCACTGAGGCGGGCTCGGAACATTTGCGACACTTTTCCATCTTAATCGCCTCCTGCATCATATAATTGTAGCACGAAACGACACGGCATATCGCCGCCAATCCCACATTGGTGCGATTGCTGCAATTAAAAAGAAAACCCCGCCGCCGATATGGCGGCGGGGGTGCGACGGGAGGGGCACGCTGGGCAGATAATTGTAACGATTATTGTAAAAATGATTGCAACGATTATTGTAAAGATGATTGTAGAACGACACGACATATCGTCGTGCCGTCAATCCCACAATGGTGCGATTTAAAATCAAAAAAACAAACCCCGGCGGCTTTGGTGCCGCCGGGGCTGCGGACTTGGCGGATTACTTCAGCAAAATGTCCGCCAAGTCCTGCAACAACTGGCGGGTCCTTGACGCACTTCGGCGTCCCTCGCGGGCTACGCCGAAGTGCAAGAAACTTCCGTCTCTGCCTCTACTAACCCTGATAGGGACAGGATTACCGTTAATGGTGAATTCCACGACAAAGGGATTGAAAGGTTGGAATTTTTTCCCTGTGGGTGCGGATAGGGCAGTGTGACCCGACCGAGGTCTGGTCACAAAGTCAAGTGACCGTTCTGCAATGACTGTAGCCACAAGAGTGACCACAGCCCTTTGAAAATCGTCTAACTTTTCTACATCAACCTCAATCCTCACACTTTGCCCTTCCGCCACCAAAATTTCACCCTGCGTCGTCCAATTGACTTGGGACTTTTTACTTGCCATCTTCAATCCCTCCTTACTTGTTGAATTTCCCGCAGCCTATCGCTGCGGTCATCATCAATTATAGCCGTCAAAACTTGTCCAGTCAACACAAAAAATTCCAGAATTGCCTGACACAATCCTGTAGCCCTGTCTATTTCATTTTGCTTCACTTTCATCACCTTTTAACATTTATTCACCTTTTCAACATTTATTCACCTTCTTCACTTTGTCACCCTTGCCCCATTTTCACCAATTCAATCTCACAAACTTATTTTGAATTTTGTTGCAAAACATATAAAACCTCACAAACCTCAACAACCCATCAAACCTCACAAACCCTACAAAATCGCACAAAAAGCGACAAACTGTCAAAAATGTGACAACTTGTTCAAATTGCTTTAACCTCACAAAATTCGCAAACCTTACAAATTTCATAAACCTCACAAAATCGCAACAAATTGCCTTAATTGCATCAAGTCGTTTATGTTGTTCAAATTGCATCAAGTTACTAAACTTGACAAATTACTCAAACCTCACAAAAATGCAACAAACTTAGAATTGACCAAACCAGCGATATCATCACAAAACCTAAAAGCGTCAAAACACTTAAAAATTGTTTGTGTCTAAATTATGTCCAAGTTTGTAAGTGTAACAGTAATTTAAACTTTGTTTCTTTCGCATTTTTGTTAAACTTTTTCTATTTTCATTTTTGCACTAACTTTTCCGATTTTACCTGTCATCGCTGCTGTTGCTTTACTTAACCCTTCCGTAAGTTTTTAAGTTTTGCAATTTTTTGCTGAAGTTTTCGCTTTGATTGATTTTTGCCTGCCACAAAACTTGACTAATTTTTACCTGCTGCAAAAACTTGACAGAGTTTTTGTTTCGTCAGTTTTCGCAAAACTTGCTAAATGCCCCCACCCCCTGTCGCCGCTTTTTTAAAGCCGTATCGCCCCAAAAATTTTGCAAGACACTGTCGTGTGTGTTAAAATTAAAACTGGAGGTGACGGCATCGTGTCTGTCAAATCTACTGGGTCTATTAGGTCTATTACTTTGCGGGAAGTTTTAAAGCGGGCGAAGTCTGCCATATCCCGCAAAATTCGTTATGGGTTGGGGTATGGTGGATTGAACCCTGATGCGCCTGGTCCTGAAAGTGCTGAGGGGTTATGTGATTGTAGTGGGTTTGTTTGTTGGTGTTTGGGGTTTAGCAGGAAGGTTGATGATGTGAAGTATGTTGAGTTTAATGGTGGGTGGGTGAATACGGATGCGATGATACAGGATGGCAAGTATTGGGGTAGGTTATTTACGATATTGGATGAACCGAAGGTGGGTTGTTTGATTGTGTATGGAAGTGGGAAAGGTCGTCGTTATGGGCATGTAGGGATAGTTGTGTCGGTTACGAAGGGCAAGGTAGAGAAGGTTATTCATTGTTCTAAGGAGAATGAGCGTAGGTATGGGAATGCTGTGTGGGAGACTGACGATGCTGTATGGCGGGGCAAGAAGACTTATTTTCTTTGGTATAAGGGGATTGTTGGGCATAAGGGGATTGTGGGGCAGAAGGGGGGAGTGAAGTGATGGGGCGCAGAAGGCGAGAGGGATTGGACAAAGATGAAGGGAAGTTATTGCGTTGGATACTTATTGTTCGGAAGATGAAGGAGGAGGGGCTACCTGCTTCTGTTGCTTTCAAGACTTTATGTGAGTATGGTGTGAGTTTTGATGTGGCGTTTGAAATTGTTCGTGATGAATATGGGGTTTTGTTGGACGATTTATTGCGTTGGAGTGAAGAGGAAGGCTGGATGGAGGAGGGTGGATGGTTTAGGAAGATAGAAGAAGGGATGGGGATAATAATAGAGGGTAGGTTAGTTCGTAGGGCGTTGGAGGGAAGTGTTGCTGCTCAGAAGGCGTATCTTGTGAAGTGGCGACCTGAAGAGTGGAGTGAGCGGGTTAAGGTGGAGAGTGTTGGGGAGCCTGAAACGAAGGTGATGGTAGTTTTGGGTTATGTGCCGAAGGACATGGAGCAGAAGGTTTTGCCGCCTGTTGTTGAAGTTGTGGACATTTCCAAGCAGGTTTTAGAGGCAGGTGAAGAAGGTGAAGGCGATAGAGAAGGTTCTGATGCCTGATGGAAGTGTGCGTGTTCAGTTCAACCTGACGCCGAAACAGCGGGAGTTTTTGAATTTACCGCATAGGTATAGGTTATTTTTGGGTGGTGTGGGGAGTGGGAAGACGACTGCTGGATGTTTGGAAGTCATAAGGGTTTGTTTGTTTTACCCAGGTTCGCAAGTTCTTGTTATGCGTAAGACTGCGAGGGAGTTGGAGAAGACGACTTTGCAGGTGTTGGAAGAGTTGTTGTTGCAGTTGAATGAAGAAGTTGGCGGCAAGAAGGTGAAATTTTACTTGGACAAAAGCACTGACGGGCAATATTTTCTTGTCAAAAGTTTGTATAGGGATGGAGAGATAGGGCATTCGTTTATTTACTGGACAGGTGCAGATAAAGTGGACAAGATACAGGGGATGAACTTGAGCGGGTTTTTTGTGGATGAGGCGAGGGAAATTGAGCAAGAGTTTTTTGATGTGTTGAGGTCAAGGTTGCGAAACCCAAGAGGACCGAGAAGGGGATGGTTGGCTTCGTTGCCGCCACCTTCAGGTCATTGGCTTGACAGGTTATTCTTGCAGGGTGAGGGCGGTGAGGAGTATGGTTACATCCATGCGACGACTTTTGACAACCCCAACTTGCCGCAGGATTTTATAGAGGACATAATGCGGTATGACGAAAGGATATATCGGGAGTTGGTGTTAGGGGAGCAAATTCCAAGTGCTGTAGGTGGACCGATAATAACGAACTTTTCTAAGAAACATCATGTTTTGGCTGGAGATAGGTTGAAGGAGAAGTTGGATGAGTTGGGTAGGTTGTATGGTGAAAGGTTGCATGTGTATCGGGGCATAGATTTTGGGTATCATCACCCCGCTTGTGTTTGGGGGACATTTGACAGCAAGGGTAGGTTTATTGTGTTGCGGGAGTATATCGGGGAGAAGATGACTTTGAACGAGTTTTTGGGGAAGATAACTGCAATTGACGCCCAAGAAGGTTGGCGTGTCCTTGCCGATTTTCACGACCCACACTCTACCTACACGACCGACTTATTTACTGTGGACAGGGTTGAAATTATGAAGGAAAAAGGCTTGCATCCTGTCCCTGCAAGTTGTAGGTTTGAGGATGGGATACATATGTTGCAAAAGTTGTTTGGGACTTTGATATTTGGCGAACCTATGTTGCAGTTGTCTGAACGATGTAGGTTACTGATTTTAGGGTTTGAAGGCGAATATTGTTGGGATAGGACAGGGACGAAAGTTAGAGACAGTATTGTCGTTCACCTTGTAGATGCGTTAAGATATATGGTAATGGGTTTGTGGGGACGGTTGAGTTCCAATATGTCCGTTACTGTCCCTAAGAAAGAGAAGAGGTGGTCGGGTTTTTCTTACAACGAAGACTTTGCGAGGTGAACTTAGATGGAGCAGTTATCGCAAGTTGCTGCGTTTTTGGAGCAATTGAAGAAAGAAGAGCCGAGGGTTGGCGGCGAAGTTGTGCCTCGTCCACCTTCGCCGTTTGATTACTCCCTTCTTGCTCAGATGCGCAAACAGTCTGCGGGTGAGTATGAAAAGCAATTTTGGAGCATCCTTGTAAGTGCGTTCAATGCAAGAAAGAGTGCGGTGGAAAGGTGGGACAGGGCAAGGAAAGCCTGGGCAAATGAATATGACTTTTCCTACAAAAGCCCCAACCAAGCGAAAGCCTACATTCCCCGTCTTATGCGCAACATAGAGATAATTTCGCAGTATTTGCGCCGTGCTTTCGCCGAAAATCAGCAATCCTTCAAAGTTGAGGCTATTTCGCCGACTTTGGAGAACTTGAAGTGGGCTTCGGCTTTGGAGAAGATGTGCTTTTACATCTTGGATACGAATGATTTGATGGAGAAGTGGCAGAAATTGGTGAAGATGGGGTTGTTGTATGGGTTGATGATTGCAAAGGTTAGCGTTAAGCCGCAAAAGGTAACACATGTTGTAGAGCAAGAGGGTAAGTGGAAGACGGTTGAAAGGAACGCTTACAAACTGACAATTGACATTGTCTCGCCTTACGACATCTTCTTAGACCCTTCAGGTCGCAACAAATTCATCATCCACAAAGTCACCGTTGACGAGGCTTACCTTTATGACTTGGCAGATATGAAGGTGATAGACAGTTCAGCGATTGAAGAATTGAAAGAAAGGGGCAAGAAAGTGAAGGAAAAACTGTTCAGCGGAACGGTTTCGCACCCGCCGTTTAGAAAGGTTGTCCATTTGTTTGAGTATTGGGGTGATTGGTGGGATGAAGATGGGAAGTTGATGCATAGGAATATTTGGGCGATATTCGGGTCGGTGTCGGATATTTTTGACGAAGCAGGGAATTTAGTATCTATGGAAGAAGCACCTGTTGTGTTGATGAAGGGTCCGTTGCCCAACCCTTACTGGCACCAAAAACCGCCTTTTATCGTTGCTCCGCTAATCTACACCCCTTACGAAGAAGTGTATCCGCTTTCTATGACCGACCCTCTCGTTGACATGCAGCGGGAATACACGAGGTTGTTCAATGCGATGTTGGATGGTGCGATATTTGATGCTGTGTCTGTGTTTGAGGTTAACGAAGCGTTTGTGGAAAATGCAGAGGACATAGACACTTTGTGGGCGGGGAAGATACTGCGGAAGAAGTTAACCGAAGGACAAGTCATAACGCCCGTGCATTTGGGCAAGATGCCTACTGCTGCTGCGTTTCTTGTGCAGTTGATGGAGCGATACTTGCTTGAAGGGTTTGGTGTAACGGAAACTGTGATGGGTTACTTAAGCACAAGGGGGCGACCGACGGCAACTGAAGTTGTTTCGGCAAGGGCTCACGCTTTCGCTGCAATTGAAGAACTTGCAAGGGCTGCTGAAGCGGCGTTCTGGGAGCCGCTGTTGAATACTGTTTTACAAGTAGCCTTGCAGGTTTTGCCCGATATTGCCGACGAACAACTTCTTAAAGCGCTTGGAGAGGACAAGGAAGTGTTGATGACAATTATGAACTTGCCTGCAGAAGAAAGGGAAGCCATTGCGAGAGGCGGATATAGGTTCAAAGCAAGGGCATTAAGCCAAGCAATCGCAAAGGTTCAAGAAATTGCGAAGATGGTGGAGTTCTTGCAGTTGGTTGCGGAAATTCCGCAGTTATCCATGCTGTTGAACTGGAACGGGATTTTGCGGAAAATGCTTGAAGGTTACGGTTGGGCGCCCGATGAGGTCACAATTGAATTGACGCCCGAGTTGGAGCAACTGATGAAGCAGGCTCAAATTGTGATGTTGGTTAGGACGATACAACAGTCGTTGATGGGTCAACCCGTTGCTGAAGAAGAAGGCAAAACCTCAGGAACAAAATTGTCTCCAGAGGAAGTAGGTGAACCTACAGGTGCAGTTGTCGCTCCCGAGTTGGCTGAGGCTTTGCCGCCGCATCCTGCATCTGTTGAGGGAGGTGAGTAGTTGTGACAAGTAACGATGCTTTGTTGGCTAACCTGCGGCGACTTTTCAAAATGCTTTGTTTCCTTGTGACGGGAAAATACGAATTAAAGTTGGGCAACAAGCGGATAATCCTTCGGATTAAAGAAAGCGACCTAAGATATTTTGCTGAATGCGAAAGAAACAAGAAAGAGATTGTAGTGTCCTTTACGCCGCTTGCGTTTACAAACGATTACATACTCAAGCGAACCGTTTGCCACGAATTTATCCACTGCCTTTTTAACTGTTACAGTTGGACTGATGCTGTAGAGCATTTAAAGAAGTTGGTGATTTGTGCTATTGACATGTTATCGGGCAACGACCCTTACACGAAAGAAGTAGGCGGGGAAGAATACAAGTGTTCGGAAGAGCAATATTGCTTTTTCTTGGAAACCGTGTTATCCTTGTTGTTGTATGTAGCCCCTGAGTGGGATGTAATTCGTGAAGACGAGCATAAAATCTATGCCGAACGTGTTGGAGGTGTTTCACATGTCACAAAAATTGCCGCCCTTCAAAGCAAAGACAAGCACACAGCCCAAAAAGCGAAAGGTAAACCCGCCAATTGAGTTTGAGTGGGGACCGGGCTATTCTCCCGACCGCAAGATTATCCCAAACGACACCGAAAGGGCTGTGCGACCCCTTCCCGTTAGGGAAGAGCCGTGTCCTGTAGAGAAGAAAGACGGCAAACTGAGGTGACATTAAGATGAAACGTGCCAGTGTCCTTTTTGTGAGCGGTGCTCCGAAAGGGGCAACAAAAGGGCAGCAGCGTTACGAATGTTTCTGGAGGGCGCTTCAAAACTTCAGCCCTACAATTGGCGATGTCTATTTCGCTTGTCCTTTTTCCTTTCCTGCAGACACAATGCCCGATTACGCCGATGTCATCGTCTTGGGTTTTCCTGTAGCGACCGACTTCAAACTCCCGCCACATCAACTCCTTATTTACGACATTTGTGATATTTGGTGGGTAGAGGGCTGGCATGTTAATTTGGCGGAGCAACACAAATTTTGGCTTGACAAATGCGATATTGTCACCGTCGTTTCCGACTACCTTGCTTACGAAATCGTCAAACAAACAAGCAAACCCCTTTACATCATCCCTAATGCCACATCCTTCTTCAACCCTGAAACCTTTAAAATTCGCCCTTTGCCTTCCGACGACTTCAAAGTAGGTTACTTTTTTGTCGGCTCACATTACAACGGTCAGAATTGGTGGGCTTTGACTGAACTTGCTGCTGTTGCTCACATGAAACCTGACAATCCTTTCTACTTTTTCCTTGCGACCGATAGAATAAACCCGCTTGGCGTTATGCCTTTCCACTTACCCCCTAATGTTAAAGTTTTGGCTACAAACGAGGGGATTGATTGGAAGGATGTGTTGCAAGTGTTGGATAGTGAGCCCAATGTTTTTTGGATTGGGCTTATTCCCTACAAACCGCACCCTATCGGTTACGCTGCTTCTCCGATTAAAGCCTACGATTACTTGGCTTTTGGTTTTCCTGTCATTGCTTGGAACAACTCAGAAGTGACAAAGATTTCGCCTTACTTAACCGAAGTCATTTGGGGTGAAGTTTTGGAGCGGCTTCCCGAATTTCACACCGCAACGATGTCTTTAATTGCCGCCGTTTGTTACGCTGCTTTAGAACAACACAAACCGAACATCCCAACTTGGGGAGACAGGGCAATTGGGGATTTATGGGGCAAAGTTATAGTTCCCAACTTGCGGAGGCGACAGTTGTGAAGTGGTTCATCGGTGTGTCTGGAACTTCAGATGATTTCACAAAGTATCCAGAATTTGAAGAAGCCGATGTCGTTTACCTTTACTTCCTTCAGGCTATTGAACACTTACAAAGCCTGAAGAAGTTTTCCCACACAGGCAAAACGCTTGTCATCTTTACCGAAAATGTGTTGGGAGAGCCAAAGATTTACGAGAGTATCTTTAGGTTGTTTGCCGAACTTAAAGAGTGGTGGAAAGGCGATGTTATCTGTCAAGGACCGTCTGATGAGGTTCAGCGATATGTAGTGGAAAAGGCGATGAAGAATGGAAACAGATACATTGCGGTTTGGGTTTCCTTGCCTCAGTCACAAATTCATTACAAACAAGGGATTACGGGTCGTTGGGGCGATTTTTACATCCTTTGGGCTTACAATGAATACAAAGGGTTAAATGAGGCTAAATTTGTGTCGGATTTTGTCCCAATTAAAATTATGGACTACTCAAATTGCAACCCAGCGACTTGGTGTGAGCAGTTGCTTGAAGCCAGAGGGGTTATGTGGGCTGCAAGGGCTGAAAGCATCGGAAAGACAATTGTTTCTGCTGGAGCGGCAGGTAAGCCGCTTATCATGTATCGCAGCACTAATTGGGATTATGTCCCGCAGGCGTTCAATAACTACGAAATTTTTGGAAAATCAAACTTGTTTTACAAATGTGCGTTGGTGTGCTATAGTTTAGAAGAGTGGACGGCGGCTGCGCAAAGGTTGTTGAAAGATGATGAAGAGGCGCAATTGCGTGGTGAAAACCTAAAGCGGTTCTTTAAGATTTACGAGGAATTTTGGGTGTGGGATATACTTTACGAGCGTTTTAAAGACGAAGTAGGGTTGGTTTTACCTAAAGACATGACGCCGTGCCATCACCTTCTGCCGACATTTTTTACAGCGGACATGTTTGATGACGAAAAAAACTTTCCGAGGGGCGAATGGAGCAACAATCCGTTATCCTTGAATTGGAGGTGTAGATAGAATGGCAGTAGCAATTGAAGTTTTTGACGGTTTTGATTTGCCACTTTACAAACCCGGTCAGGGTAAGGCTTCTTTGGTGTCGGTTACTCCTAAGTGGACAAATTACCGTTCCTTTAGTGCGGAAAACACAACTTCTTTCTGGGACAACTTGTGGACAAGCGGGCGATTGTCTGGCGGCAAAGCAATCCGAGCACCTTTTTCCTTGTATCGCAATTTAAGTCTTAGCGGGGTAACTGGGATAATTGTTGGGCTTGCTTTTAGGTGGGATAACACCCCAACAGTCAAAGAAGCCTTTGTTGTGAGTGCGTGGTCAACCGATTTTACAACCCATTATTGGGGTGTGATGGTAAATGCAAGCGGACAATTACAACTTGTTCACGGCGGCACTTGGAACAAGGACAGCGCAAGTTGGGGCTTAAGCGGTCACACAGTTGTTGCGACATCTCCTACTCCATTGACTGCTGGGCAGTGGTATTACATTGAAGTTCAGGCACCGCTTGGCACAAACCAAACCGTTAAGGTTTATCTTAACGAAACCCTTCTAATTCAGGGGACAATCCCCAATGTAGCATCTTCTTTTGCTTTGTGGGTTGGTTCTAACTACTCTTACAAGGATAGCGGTGGAAACTACATTGCTGCATCCGCAATAGATGATTTCTACTGTGCCACTTACAATTCTGCTTCTGATGTTCCGCTTGGCAATGTTTATGTTTGGACGGGGCAACCTCAAACCGCTCAAATTACCGAGTGGAATGCGACATCTAACGGTCATGTCAACTCCGTCAATGAAGGCTACATTACCAACCTTTCTTACGACCAACAATATGTTTACACATCCCAGCGGGAAAAGTTTGAATTGTGGGGCGTTTCGTTCCCCACTGCTGACATTAACTCAGTTCTTGCACTTCAGGTTGTGGATTACGGCAAACTTGAGGGCAACTTCTCTATTGACAAGGTTAGGTTAGTCATCAGGCAAGGTTCAACTGATATGGTTGGCGTTAGTGCCAGCAATGTTGCTGCCAACAAAGAATTCTGGCAGCGCTTGCTTACGACCATCAAACCCGACGGTTCGCCTCTTACTCCTTCAGATTTGAACAACTTGTATTACGGCGTGAAAACTGTCACATAAGGTAGGGGGTGGACGAAAATGCCTTCCTATTCTCTGTGGGTTGTTAACGGGTTTGATTACGACGAAAACCCATTTCATTACAACGAGAGATTGCAGCCGTTACCTTACACAAATACATCTCCCGATGGAGAAAGGTTTGGTTTCTTAGGGGGTAAAGCGTGGGTTTTAAACAAACCCTTTCGGATGTTTACCCCTAAAGACGATTACGGCAACGCTTACAAAAAATATTTGAACATTCTCTCTTTTTTTATTGACGGGTTGGTTGCTTCTTACCGAGTATTGGGTGTGGACTTTTATCCCATCTTTACGCTGAATATTGTGTGGTCATCGGGCGAAACCGAACAAATTCAATTGGGTTGGATGCAGTATTACGCTCATTCTTACCCTTACAATCTTGCTGTAATAAAACCGACACAGCCAAGAGAAGTTTTATGGGTGCCGCCGATGAGCGATTACCTTCAGAAATGGGTTCAAGTCATTGTGGGTTACATTCCAGAGGCTTTTTCGGGGTTTGAAGTTGAAATTGCTCTTTTAATATCTGGCTATGAGTGGGTTGGCAGTAAGAAATTTATCTTTTCTCCCAAAGGCAGTGTTGCAGATGTTTATTTTGATTTCGGTGCTGATATTCAGGTTAGTGAATACATCCGTTCTGCTGCACCACGGTTGCCTTATACTTGGGTTTCTGGTTGGAGTATTGACCACTTCATTTGTGTGACCGATATTTCAAGCGAGCGCAATACAATCCCTCAGGCTTTTGGTTCGGATTTTTACGGCAGGATTGTGCTTGAAAGTTACCCATCGTCGTATGTTTATTCGGATGATTATTATTGGTCTGATGAGTTGCGTGGAGAATTAAAAGACAGAAACGAGTATAATTACAACAGAACAGCAGTCCAACGAGGTAGTGCGGGAAGGGATGGTGGGGGATTTGTTTGTAGTGTTGCTCATCGTGATAGTTTGTATGGATACATCGGGAAAGCATTTCTGCGTGTCAGGCAATATCCTAAAGTAGTGCTGGAGTTTGGATACACACCACCTCTACCGACCAATTACCAAACCGAGAAGATTTACCCGTTAACATCGGAGCGATTTCCGATAAGGGGGTAATGTGTATTGCGTGGCAATCAATTTTCCAAAATTTGGCGTGGCATACACATTCCAGAGGAAAGGGAGAGTTTCTTTTCACCTGACAAGGTTAATGTTTCCACTTTAGTTGTTGAGGTTTTGGGGAAGCACAGCGAATATTTTCCGGGGCAACCGGGACACCAAGCAGATGTATCTTCTTTTTCAGTAGAAGTGTTGGGATATTATTCGCAGAGGTTGCCTACAAGTCAGGTGTTGGTTTCAGGTTTCTTGACGGAAGTGATGGGAAAGATAAAAAGGCAGGCGGAAGATTGGGTTGCTGTTCACTCTTTTTTGACAGAAGTTTTGGGCAAGAAATCTATTTACACTGTGCCGCTTGAAGCCGTAAAAGTTTCCAATTATCAGATAGAGGTTTTAGGTAAGTTTTCGCCCGATGCGCCTGCACCATCACCGGGCAATTATGCAGGCGCAAGGATTTCAAGGATAGCAACACAACGAGTGCCGCTTGGTAGAGCCGAAGTTTACCCACCAAAAAATCAGAGGGCATTTGTTTTGGAGTGGGTCGGAAACCACAAGTTCGCATCAACATTCGGGGATGTATACTACCTTGTTTTTCGGGTTACTGAATATCACTACTACGGAGAAATCTACTATTCAAATGAGTGGCTTGTTCCTTTCTGGAATTTTTATGGGTCATCGGAGGTAGGCAGACAGCCTGAATGGGAAGCATATTTAGAGCCGATAGATGTTATTGTAACCACAGTTAAATTTAGGCGAAGAATAGTCCAATCTTCAACAGGCACTAATGCAGAAGAAACTGTGATTTTTGAGGGAATTGTCCACTTGTTAGACCCTTCGGTAAAAACCCGCAGGGAAAGAAGTGGCATGTGGGCTTATCAGATGGTTGGTTATTATGACAAACTTTTCTACTACGGATTACCCGGCAATCCTAATTATGGAAGTCGGCGTGATATCCGCTTTCCTCTAACTACCCGAAAGGTTTTATTCATCGTTCCGAAGATAGATGAATTCATTGGAGAAATTACCTTTACGATAGCGAGGTGATGTTTGTGTTCTTTTACGGCAGCAATCCGCCAGAGATGTATTTCGTGTTGGGTAGAGATAACACCTATGCAATTCAAATCATGCGTGAAGATGGCGGACCGGTGAACATAAACGAAATCAGTTCCGTATCGGCTAAGATTGTCAAAATCGGTGATGCCAGCGCTTCCTATAACGGCATCGTTACTTTGTCCGTTAACGATTTAGGTGCCGTTGTAGCGCATGTTTTATTTCCCAAAGAAGCATCCTATCCTTTACTTTCGGGCGGGAATGTGTTATATTTACAGTGGGAAGTAACCTTGGTGGATGGCATTAAGTATGTCATTCCTGTGCCGCCGCAACAATTAGTTGTAGTCACTCCCGTGTAGAGGTGACTTGTATGGAGAAATGGAGGTTACTTACACTTATATTTGCCATTACGGTAATTGCAGCATTGGAGTTTGCTGCCATCCTTCATGGGATAGACGGTAAAACTTTGGGGTTATCCCTTGCTATTATCGCCTTGCTTGCTCCATCGCCAATTTATCAAATCAAATGGGGTAATCTTACTGTCATCAAACGGGGTGAAGATAAGTAATGCCTTTTTATCGCACTGACCCGGTAGAGATTTCCATTTTTCCTAAGGACAGGGCTGTTAGAGACAAGATAACTGGAATGGTGACTACTTTAGGGTTTGTGCCTTTAAGGGGTCGTGGCATTCCAGTTTCAGTCGGCATGTCTGAAAGATATATTCCAACACAATATGATATTCCCGATGTAGATATGTTTGTAAACGAAACTTTGGGAGAACTTCGTGAATATGCTGCACCGCAATACCTGTTTCAAGTCTTGCCATTTTCCCGTTTGCGTGTTAAGATGGTGTTTTTGGCGCCGGGGACAGTCTATAATGTGCCGTTGGATGTTAGCGTTATCGTTGCTCAGACAACCAATACCGACAATGTGATTGTAAATTTGGGTTCACCAAGGGTTATGCCGGGTAGGTGCATAATCGTTAGAAAACATTCTACTGTTTCGGGGGCTTTACCTGTTGTAGTTAAAGCAACAAAAGATAGGACACAATATTTGTTTGATGGTGGACAATCAACCCAGATTTTGGTTGATAAGTGGGCGATGTTTGTAAATAGCGATGAACAGGGTTGGTGGTCATTTGTCGTGACATAATTCTAAGAGAGGTGGCTTGTTATGCTTCGTCCAAGGCGAAAGCGCACAAAACTTCAGGAAACTGACGCTCGTTTACGAAGCATTCATCGGGCTTTGAAAACGGCACGTGGGTCAGGTGGGCGAAGGCTCATAAGTGGGCGATTACGAGCATCTAAGGCTTCTAATCGTCGCCGAAGCACTCCTAATGTTGGGGAAATAGCAAAACGGGTGCTTGGTATTTTAGGTAGGGGTATAGGTAGAAAACTTCTTAGACAACGCAAAAAGCAGAGTTGAGGTGACGCAGTATGGGTCGTTCAAAAATTCCCAAACGCATCCGGACTGCAATTAGTGAAGAAATACGGAAACTTGTCCGTGAATTTAAACGAACAGGTAAAATGTCTACATCACGGGCTACTTATCGTCCCAGAAACATTAAACATGCTCAAAAAATTGCTGCTGCGATTGCTTATGGAAAACACGGTGTAGGTCGTGCTGGTAAGGGACGGCGTCGGCGGAAGAAGAGGTGATGTATGTGAATGTGCCCTTTTGGGAGCACATAAAGTATGACGATTTAGATAAGTTTGAAGAACTTCTGGAGGCTTTACAGTATATCTTTATCGTATCAGACCCAGACCACTCGGCAGAAACTAACCGTGTCATTCGCCACATGCTTGTTGTGGTAAGGCGTCTAAAGAATATGTATGACAAAATTAGGGCAACCAAATCCGTGAGTATTTAACTCTTGCCTTTTGCAACATTATGCGTTATAAATACAATATCGGAGGTGACTGCAGATGGAAAAACTGACGGAAAGATTTGATGCTGAAGGCGCAATTGAAGGAATTGAAAGGATGCCTGTGGGTGATGATTGGTTGAAGTCCTTGTTTGGTGATATCACGCCGCAACAAGCGCAACCTGAAAAGTCCGAAGAGGTGGAGAAAAAACAGGAGACAGAATTAGAAAAGCAAGTTGCTGAGTTGCGGGCGTATATTGCGTTGATGCAACTTAATGCGCTTGTTGAGCGTGTCAAAAACGAGTTTTACAACGATAAGCCGCACCTTAAGCCGCATGCTGATATTATAGACAAGTTGGCAGCGGCAAAGATTAGCGAAATCTTGTCGGGTGGCGCTCAAATTGATAACTTAGATAAAGTGGCTGAGTTGGTTAGAGGGGCTTTGAATGAAGTGGGGAAACAAATTGAGGAGCGGTTTGGGTTGAGTAAACGGTCGGCAGCAGCGGAGTTGGTAAACCTTCCGCCTTCTAATGTTGCTGCTTCTGGCGGCACTACTGGTGGAGAGGAAGAATGGAGTAAGTATGGTGGGGTTGACTTACCGATAAGTAGTAATATGGTGGCACGGGTTGTTTCGGAAGAGGATTTGTGGAAGTGGCGGAAAGAGATGGCAAGGAAAATGATTGAAGAAAGGATAAAGGATATGAAAAAGAAGCAACAGTCGTGGGTTGAAGGTTATCGCCGTTAATTTTAATCCTGTTCCAATGGGAGGTTGAAAATTTATGCCGAACAGAATGGTTCTGTTCCAACCGACACTTGGCGGTTACTTAGTGTTTCCTACTTTGTCTGAACACTTGAGGCGTGCAACCTATCCGCTGTATGAAATGCGGCAGTTTGCACGACCCGAGTTTTCCGAGGGCAAGACGGGTGAAATTCACTACTTCAACAGGATTGGTAGGGTCACAACTTTGGTGAACCCTGTTGGTGAACAAGAGCAGGGGACGCCCTTGCCAGTGCCCACCATCTCTCGTGGTTCGGTTGTTATCCAAGACTACCTTGCGTTCATGGAGTTTACCGAGCGGTTGGAGCGCTTCGCTGAGTGGGATGTCCAAGAAATCATCATTGAAGCCTTGAAGTTCAACATGGCTCACAACCTTGACTACCAAGTTGCGCAAGTCCTTAAGAGCACTCCAGTTAAGGCTGTTCCTGTATCTGCAACTGCAACCACTTTCGTTACTGCTGGCAACCCTCCGCAAGCAGGTTTTGCTGGCTTCAGAAGCGCTCACCTGAAAGACATTGCGGATTACTTCAGGCTAACGCTTCAGGTGCCTCCGTATGACGGTGTTAACTATGTCGGCATCTTGCATGGTGCTGGCATTCGCAGTTTGTATGATGAGGTTACCGATGCGTTCCTGAAGTATACCGACCCCAATGTCTTCTTCCGCTCGGAAGTTGGGAACTGGTATAATGTCCGACTTGTTCAAACCAACAACACCGACGCACTGAGGGCTGCGGTTGGCACTGGCGCCAACAAGCCGCCAGAGGGCATCTTCTTGGCAGCCGACCCTATCATTGAAGTCATCTCCGTCCCCGAGGAAATTCGGGCTGAAACTGTTGCCAACACTTTCGGTAGGATTAAGCGGATAGGTTGGTTCTTCTCTGGGGCTTGGGCATTAACTTGGAACACTGCCGGTCCCGGCGAAGCACGTGTCATTCACTTCACATCAGGTTAATCCAATTAAAGGAGGTCATGTGCGATGTTGGGTCCTGAATTTGAGGCAGTGCGTCAACTCGTTATCAAGGGACAAGATGTTAATACCTCAGGTGCTTTGGTGGCAACCCTTTTGCCTGCTTATGGGTTGAACGACCAATTCAGCAACACCCCGCTCGCACCTGTTATTGTCAGCATTTCGTATGTTGTCAGAGGTGCTAACTGGGCGCAGAACGTTGTGTTGACTTTAACCGAAAAATTGCTTTCTAACGGCAACACTGTCAAGAGCACTACCGTTACTTTACCTGCGCAAAGTGTGGGGCGAGGTGGTATGGTTATCCTACCAAACGAATTCCAACCCAGAGTAGATAGTTATGTAGAAATTACCGTGACTACTACTGCTAACGCTGCCGGTGCAGCCGCTGACCTTGCAATTAACTATGTCATGTCGCCTGAAGTGTTGCCACTCGTCAGGCAAGCCATTAGCGACAGTCCAGTTTGATGAAGTGATGTAGTAAGGGGCGGCGGTTTATACTGCCGCCCCTTCCCAGACTGGGGGTGATAGGGTTGCCATTCCAGCGACATGAGCCGTATAATGTTTACATGGCGCCGCATCACCCGCCGATTTATGAGCAAGGCGGACACTTCTTTTATCCCGATGGCTGTGAAATTCCTTTGGAAGTGGCTCAACGGTTGTTGGATTATGTGCCACACTTATGTAAGCAGTGGGGAATTCCTGTGAACCAACGAAGGTTGGTAATGATGGAAGAGATTGAAGCAAATGAGGACAAGGTGTTGCGGGACAAGATGATGGGCAGATATTTTAGTAAAATCTAACGGGGTGATTGTTGTATGCTTAAGAAACTCATCAAACCCATCAAACTCATCAAACTCATCAAACTTGTCAAAGTAAATTGGCTCTTGTTCAAACTTGGCGATGAAATTCGGGGTGCTATTTCCAACATCTTACAGCAAGCAAAGGTTATGGGTTTGCATGAATTTCAAAGCAGGTTGGTAAATAAGCCGCTTCCTGTGGCGGAAATCGGCGGCTTTAAGATTGTTCTGTTCATTACGCTGACACCACAAAAACCCGGCTTGTTTATGTTTCGTGTGAAGTCGGCTGAAGTTTCGGGTGTTAAAATTTACTTTTGGGCTGGTGTCATGGATGAAGATTAATTGGCGTGAAGTAATTGGCGTTGCAGGAATATTCTTGCTTATGTTGGTCGCCTTTATGGCGGCTAACATGTGGGCATGGATTATATTCATAGGAGGTGTTATGACATGGCTCGCCGTAGTGGAACTTTGGGTATTCACAACTTACCAGAAGACATTATCGCAGATGTTCTGGGAGAAGAAGCGGGAGAACAAGGAAGTGTGGCAGATGTTGATGTTAGTGTTGACATTAGCGATGGCGTTGATGCTGCTTCATCTCTGCCGTTAAGTGGCAGAGAAGTTACTCACTACGACATAATGACTACCTCTGGGATGTTGCAGTTAATTGAGTTAGAGTTACCCAGTGGCGAAAGGATTTGGGACTTCCGAATTTGGGGCACACGAATTCCTGCTTCCGTAGCGGAACAAATCATCATTGAAAACAACCTGCAGCATATCGTTCCAGAGGGGGCAAAGGAATATTTCCCTAAAATTGAGGGGTGAAAAAGATGGGGAAGATGCTTCCATCGGAGCAGGTGATTGGCATTGTAGTGCCTGATACTTTATCAGAAGAGGCGGTAGAAAAACTATTGGCTTTCATTTCCGCATGGATGGAAAAGATGGGGTGGATTTGTTTTTCATGCGGAGACAAGGCAGAAGTTGGGTCTGTTTGGTTTGGGGAAAATGAAAACTTACGAACGGTGCTGATGGTCATTGCCCCTGCTTGTGAAGTCTGTGCTAAAGAGTTAGAGGATGGAAGTGAAAGTTTGTATGACCTGTTTGTAGCAAGAAGTAAACGAATACTTGCACCGGAGTGATAGTAATGACTGTTGGGGAATTATATGAGTTGGTGAGGTCGCATTTGGCGAACTCGCAACTTGTCTCCCATGAAAACTTCTACCGCCTGTTAATTTCCTTTCATAAAGATGCCTACAGGCGGGCTCATTTCTATTCCCTTGCCAATACAGCAATCTTAACACCTTCTTCCAAGTGGACATTTGTGTTGCCTGCAGATTTTTCCGATGACATTTCTGCTCTTGTTGTCGCAAAAGAGCATATATTTGCTTCTCCTATCTTGCCGTTTACTTCCAAGAACGATTACTTGATGACAGTTGGTTCACACAATTTGGGATATTTGAACTCAGTATGGTCTCCGTCAATTTCTTATGCTTACTACATTGCTAAACCTTCAAAGATTTGGAAGAACTACTCTGGCGTGATAAATGCGGGAGATGAAGATAAGTTGTCGCTGAATGTGTTTCCGCCTTTAAATACTGAAATATACGAAATTTCGCTGATGTATTATCCCACTCCGCCAGAGGGGATTGCTGATATAGTTCAGAATTACGAAACGCCGCTGATGCGAAAATACTCAGATTGGGTTCTTTACGAAATGGTGTATCGGTGTTATATTTTATTGCGTGACTTTGAAGCGGCTACAATGTTCAAGCAGATAGCAGAAGAGAAATTTATGGAAGCAAAGATGAATGAAGTCAGGGAAGTATTAACACCCGCAAAAACTCTTCACTTGCAATACTTATCAATCAAGCGTAAGCCCATACCCGGTCCCGCAGTTCCACAAGGTTAATAAGGGGTGATAAGTTATGCCAGCAACACGACCGACAGACCTACAGCAGTGGCAGTTTTTGATGCCCAGAGCAGGTTGGGTTGATGTTGAAATCCCTTTAGGCGGAGAGGAAGGGGGAAGCGTCAGTTATCTTCACAATTTCCGAGTTTGCAGAGATGGACTGGAAACAACGGTGGGTTGGCATCCAGCAATGTCGGAAGTGGTCGGAAGTGCAGCAGACAACCCGGGAAGTTTTCTTGGTGTAGTTTCCGCACAAAGAACTGACGGAGTTCTTGTGCATTTCTTCTTCTTTACCCGCAAGATTAGGATGTGGGTTTTGCAACCCAACGATACATATTCCAAGTATTGGGTTACTCCAGCGGATTGGACTGGCGATGTTTTACAGACTGTTCCTGATATTACCTTTTTCCAAGATAAGTTTTACATGGCTGTTCCGCATGCGACTTATGGTGGTGTTTTTTACTTAGACCCATATTCCACTGCGCCCATTTGGACAAGGATAAATGGTGCTCCGCCAGCGGAAACAATTGGGACTTTGGGTTTTCGGTTAGTTGTCGGTAATACTAAGAATGCTACTGGAGGCGCTTATTACAGGATACAGTGGAGCGGTTTGAACAACCCGACCTCTTGGGATAGTTTACAAACTTTGGACTTACCCATCCACGATGAAATCATTCGTTTTCTTCCCTTTGGAGAACATCTACTTATCGTGACAAAGAATAGGTTCTTCGTGTTAGCCTACACAGGAAACGCATTGACGCCGTTTGGTGTTCAATTGGCAACAACCCTGCCGTCAGCCTTGAAGGACAAAAGACAGATTGCATCGGTTGCTTTGCATGATGTTAACATGATTGTTTATGCTTTGGACAATGGCTTGTATGCTTTTAGCGGTAACGAGAGTGTGTTGCTCAGCCAAAACATAGACAAGACATTTAAGCGGACAATGAGTGCTTGTTATTCAATGTTAGTAGGTTACAATCCAACCGATGCCGAAATCTTTTGTGTTCCGTTTGGCACCGATTTCATAGACCATGTCTTGGTGTATCAGGTTCTGTATCGGGCGTGGTATCGTCGTGATAGACCTATACTTCCAAATGGTTCACACTTTAGCATTATCAATTACTCTTGGGATGACAAACTTGCTGTTCCGATGTTTGCAGGTTACGACCCATCAACTTACACTTTGCATGTTTACAAATTCAGGATGCCTTATGATGATGCTCAAACTCGTGGTAACCAAACCTTTAGCGGGGAGTTTCACATACCCGTTTCGGAGATAGGACCGCCGGGTGCTCAGAAGACAACTGTCAGCACTTTGTTGTGGTGGACAACTCAAGGCGACCCTAATGCAATCTTTGGAACTTGGGAAGTTTATCTTGCAGTTTCACATTCCTTACCGCAACTCACGAACCCCAGTAAGTTCTCTTACACTTTAGTTGCGGCGTTGGATGTAAACGGTTTGGCGGAAGAAAAGGGCATTTACTACACGGGTCGTTACATACGAGGCAAGATTGTTGCTACTGGCTTGACGACACGGGTTGTATTTCACGGCTTGTTTGTATTCTGGCACTAAAGGGGTGACTTTTCATGAAGATTGGTAAGTTTTTCAAGAGGGCGTTGGGTGGTGCTCTGAAGAAACCGCTTAAGACGCTTTTGATTGGTGGCGGGTTAGCGATGACTGGCTTGTTGGGTGCTGGGGCTAAGGCTGCTGCAACAAAACTGTTGGGTAAAGCGGGGGCTGCAAAATTGCTTAAAGGTTCGGCAAAGAAGTGGTTGCCTTGGCTCGTAGGTGCAGCGGCTCTTGGTGGATTTGAAAGGAAGAAAATTCGCCCTGAAACTTGGACACCGCAGATGCTTCAACCCTACTTAGAGCCATCATCAAACCCAATTGTAGGTGCACTGTATCAACAACTTGGTAGTTGGCTTGGTTATTCGCCTGCTTCAATTGCAGCAACTGGCGCAGCGACAACTACTGATTTAGGGCAATTTGCTGCGTTACAGGCAACCCGACCTACTGATTGGCAAACTGTTGCAATTTCTACTGCTGAAATGATGCGACCTTTGTTTGAGCAACAACTACAGAGACAAATACAAAGTTTGCACGAACAATTGGCTGCGGCAGCAGGAACTCCAAGTGGGGGTGCTCTTGTTGAAGGGTTAACTCGGTTTGCAGGTGAAATGGAAAGAGGCTGGATGTCACAAATTGCAGATATGGCTTTAAGGGAATTAGCACGGCAACAAGAGATGGCACAAAGATGGGCTTCTCTTGCCCCTGAATTGTTCAGAGGGGCATTAGGGATAGCAGCGGCTCCGACAGAAATGGCACTTAGGATTGCTGAACACTTGCGACCGGTGTATGGCGGCATGCCCGTGTATCCATACGAAATGCCGTCGCTTATTGAGCGGTTGGCAGACCCATTTGCAGCATGGGTTAGAGCGGGTGTAATTAAGATATAATTCTCTCTTGCTATGTAGGTTGTGAGGTGATGTCTTATGCCTTATATCAACCCAATGAGTGCTTCAATGATGCAAGCAATGGCAAGGATGGGCTTAGAACCTGCTGGGGGAGGGTTTGGTGCTGCACTTGCTAATACTCTTGGGACGATTGCAGAGGCAATAGCACAGCGTAGGGAAATGGTTACCCAGATGTTCATGACTTTGTTGAACCTGTTGTCTACAAATGAAGAAGCACAAAGATTAATAGCCACACCCCAAGTTCAGCAATTTATCAAAACAATGTTTCCAGAGTTGGCAGGTGTGTTTGAGGATGTTGATTTGTGGAAGATGATACAGAAAAGTATTAGCAGGCAAGGTGAAACTGAAGGGGAAACTACTACTACAACAGTAGAAATTCCGAAACTGTCGGTGCCACCTTTACCTTCTGAAGTATTACGAGAAAGGTATGGTGTTCCAGCGCCGACTGAACCTACTACATACTTAAATGTGCCGCCTTTAATGCCATTTCCGATTGGTGGTGCATGGAAGTGGTTGTTTCCCGAACCAGAATTGACACTTCCGCAGGTTGTTGCGGGACAAGAACCTTTCCCGCTGACTGAGTATCTAAGTAATGTTCCCTACAGTATCATTCCTGCGGTGTTGGGAACAACTTCGGGTAGAAGGAGGTAGGAAGGATGAATGGCAACATTCAAGATTATCGCCTTCGTGTTCAGCAGGCGATAACCGACCCTTTTTCTCCCCCACCTAATATAAGCGAGATAATGGATATGCTTGGTGCGGGGAAAGCGCCATCTTTTGATGAAATCAGACAACAATACTTATCTTCCGCTCCTGAGTTTGCTGTTAACTTTTACCGCAACCTTAGGACGCCAGAAGGAGCCCAAAACTTTTTCCAGATGGCGTTTCGTTACCCTAAGACAGCGCAAAGGTTGCTTGGTGTTGTTCGGATGTTTATTCCATTTGTCTTGCCTGCGGAAGAAATGCAAGCACGATTGGAATGGAATGAAAAAATTCGTGACGACACAAACGAAAAATTTGCTCGTGCACTATCCATTCACAACACGATTATGGGATGGCGTGAGCAGAAATTGGCTGATATAGTTGATGGTTTGATTACAAGGTTTGGGGTTGCGACAGACCCAGAAACCTTTGCTCGGTTGTGGCAAGATATGAGTAGGTTTGTTGGAACTCCTTACTATGACAAGATATATCCTAATGCTGTTTTGAGTGCAACAAGGATTATGCGTTTGCGACCCGAAACGCAGTTGTGGTTTCAAAGGAATTTACCCCCAGATGTTTACAATGCTGCCATGACGATGGTTATAAACGAACGAAAGTATCAAGAATTTTTGGCGAGGATGATGGATATCTACATCACTGAAGCGGAACAATTTCTTGAAGGGTTGCGGGAGTTTGGGTTGGATGACAAAATGCTTGAGGCTGCTATAGGTGCAGCAAAAGAATTTTCGCAACTCGTTGCTACTATTCCAAGAGAAGAATTGGATGTTAAGATGGAAAATATATCCAAGCAACTTTTGTCCGCCATTACAACCGCCAGTTATAAGGCTAAACCAACGATTGGGACAATGATAAATCAATTTACCCAACTTGTGACAGGGCTTATAAATCAGATTGGAACTGGAACAACGCAGACGGTCAACCAAGCCATGTCAGAGTTTAGCCGATTTGCCAACATTGTTGGTGGACGGGTTACAACAACCCTTGAAGTAGATAATCAAGGCAAAGTGCTGCTTACTTCTTGGGAGAAGATTTTGGATGAATTAGAAGAAAAAGTGAAGAGGATGATAGATAGGTTGGCAAAAACTGGGCTTTATCCGACAGAAACGCTGGAAATTCTTTTGTCGCATATTCAAGCCAAGAAGGGCGTAGTTCGGTTTGGTCGGCAGATGTTGACTGACCTTCAAAATGTGATGAACACTCCAGAGGTTACGAATTTGCTGTCCAAGGCAGCGCAACAGCAGTTAACTCAAAAATTAAGGCGAGCACAATTAGATACTGCATTAACGAGATTGGCAGGTTTGCGCCAAGAATTACAAAGCAAGCAGTGGAAAAGCGAGTATGACAAATTACACCGGTTTTTCCAAGACACACGGGGTTATTTACAAACAATTTCATCTTGGTTAAAAACATTAACACCAAGAGATTTAACAGATAAGGATGTTACATCTGTTTTACGGTCGGCTTTGAATATGGCAAGGATTGCTGCCAACCCAGAAACGGCAAGATACTTAGGACCGGGAGTAGACGAGCAACTTAGAAGCAGGATACTTGCCGACATAGATGCGGCGTTGGCGCAATTAAACCAAGCAGAAGGAAAACATGCAAGTCCGCAACAATTGCAGGGGCTTCTAAATCACCTTAACAATTTAGTTCCCAGATTGTTGAATATCTTAGACCAAACCTACACAGCGATGTATAATCTCTTACAAGCCCAGAACATCTTACCGACGACATCAAGTTTACCGCCAAGTGCATTGCAATATGGTGGGTTGTTGCCTTATATTGGGCAACAACAAGCGCAGCCAGAAATCCATATCCATGTTGAAGGTGCTCAACAAGGTCAACAACCCGTTCCTATTATGCCAGCGCCTTATGGCGGGCAATACATTGGTGACCCTACTTGGGCAACAGGTGGGGGAGTGACTGGCGAAACGAAAGGCAAGAAGCAAACTACTCAAACTCCCGTCAAACCGACTATACAACCGACTACCAAACCAATTACTAAACCGACTACCCAGCCAACTACTAAACCGACTACCCAGCCAACTACTAAACCGACTACCCAGCCAACTACTAAACCGACTGCTAAACCAACTACCAAACCAACTACCCAAACACCAATTTCAGGCAGACGGAGAACAACAAGTAGACCTGAACAAAAAACATTCTGGCAACGATTAATGGAATTCTTAGAAAAACACCCGGGATTTATTTACTAACCAATACTTGAATATTGGAGGTGTGAATTGTGAGGAAGCAAAGGACGGATGTATTTGACAAGAACTTCGTTGCGTCTATGCTCTTTGAGGAAGGGTTGCGAGCGGGTGTTCCACTGCCTTCCTTGTTCAGTTGGTTCTACATTATGAACTTGGAAGGTGGCAGCCCCTATGCTGTCACTGTAGAAGGCAATAAAACACGCTCTTACGGTCCTTTCCAGATTAACGATGTCCATGCAGAAGAAATTCGGAAAATGGGTTTGCGGTTTCCGCAGGATATTTATGCAACAAGAGATTTGCCGCCAGAAGAAGTCAGGCGGCGCATACAGAACCACATTCGTTATGTCATTCAAAGAGACAAGCAAATTCGTGAGCGGTTGAAGGCATTGAACCCTCAACTTTACAATGCTGTTTTTAATGTAGAGTTCGGACAAGTTAACCCTATGGCTTTACAGCATTTGATTGGATATTACATGGCTTCTTGGAATGCCCCTGCTTTTGCCGACAATGTAGCAAGGGGCGACTTTAGACCATTAGCACCGGGTGTTGCTGTCTATCGGCTTGCTGATGCAAGACGAAGGCAAGAAGCCTTCCGAGAAGCAATTCAGATGTGGCAAAACATTACGCAAAGTTATGTAAGACAACAATCGGAGAGGGTGTATGGTGAAGTTTCAAAGGCTATTTCTGCAGCACTTGATGCCGGGCGAATTCGTGTCAGGACAGGTAGGGTGCCAGTTTCTGCTGTTTCACCTTATCAAATCCGAGATGCCATCGTTCCCAATGTGATTTCCGTTATTCCCCAAGTAAGTCAAGCCGCTAAGATGTTATCGCCAGAACATATCCGAAGATTACGACAAGAATTTCCAGAAGTAGAGAGTATGATACCCGTGACGACCAAGACCCCTCATGAATATGTTGCTGCGTTGTCTCTTATCGGCGAACTTGCAAAACAACGAACCGAATTTGCTCAAGCGTGGAACTTGTTGCCTAAACCTGTCAGACAACAAATCCTGTCAACTATTGTAAATTACAGCCACAAAGTTAGTGGGGCAAGGGATGAAAAAGCCAAAAAGAGAATGATTGTTGAGGCGACGACCCAATTAGCGGCGATGCTTACCCCTCGGGGTGCTGTAGAAGAAACCAAGCGGTTTGCATCGGCGTTAGGTCAGGAAGTATGGGGCTTCATCACTGGAGTTGTAAAAGAAGCAGTATCAATTCCTGCTATATTTGTTGCAGCGGCTAAGAGTGGCGAATTAAAGAAGGTTTGGTCTTACTTGGACAAGGTTAGGTCAACAAGAAAGGGAGTAGATAAAGTTGCTGCCGAAATTGCTTATGCCGCTGTTCATAACAATCCCGCCATTTCATTTGCTTGGGGTGGAATTGTAAAAGGGTTGGCACATATGGTTGGCTCAGTTCTTGTAGGAATTCCCGAAAAGATATTTGAGTATGTGCCCGATAAAGTGCCGGGCGCAAAGGTTATAAAGCAAAAACTACAGGAAGCACTTCAATTTATTGATAAGTCGCTCGGTCCTATGATAGTTTCTGAAAGCATCAAACTGTCCAAAGACCCCAATTTCAGAAAGCAACACTTAGACGATGCTGTTATGTTCCTTGCTGCGTCGGGTTTAAGACATTTGTTGGATGTTCGTGCGGGTAGATATATTCCAACAGAACAAGGATGGGAACTTTATACTGCTACACTCTTGCAAGGTAGAGTTTACGAGATTTTGAACAACGCCTTACGCACTCAGACTGGCGACCACTGGGCATTTAGGTTAATATCAGAAGCCAACTTAACAGATTACAGGGCAACGGGTCCGCTTATCGGGATATTTGCTACTGGCGGTTTGTTAGGTGCTGCAAAACTTGCAAGAATGGCTTTAAGCGGGATAAAGGCAGCAGAAGCACCTGTTGCTGCAGCAGCGCTTGCTGAAACTGGAAACCTTGAAGCGGCGTTAATGATAGGGCGTGGGTTGGGTAACTTGACAGCAAGGCAAAGATTGGTTCACGGCGCTCTTGCAACCGCACAAGCGATTATTACCCCCGGGCATATGTTTGAACGCTTTTTCACAAGGGTTGGGTTGAATACTGCTTTGAAGCGGATGGGGATTGATGGCATTGAAGGGCTTAGGGCAATTGCTGCAACTGAAGGTTATCAAGCAGCATTAGACATTCTCCATCAAGTTGCTCCCAAAGTCTCTGGCTTTTCCAAAATTGCCAGTTCCTTTATCACAGGTGCTGCTTACACTTGGGGCGGGATGCCATCACACTTCAGTAGTCCCGGGGAAGCAATAGGTCACTTTGTTGGCGGGACGCTCGTCAATATGCTGTTTGACTTACCTTACATCTATCACGGCAGTGTGGAATTAATCAAAGGCACAAAGAAGCCAAGGCATGAAATTCTTCGTAACCCTGCTTTTGCCCCTATCATTGCAGCGGTTTATGAGGAAGGTTTTATCCAACAAGCGCTACGAAATCCTGATATATTCAAGATGTTTATAGACCCCCGCATTTTAACCCGCTTACATGCTGTTGCTGACCTTAACGCAATGGAGCGCACATTCACTCCCAAGAAACAAAGTCGGGCGTTGTTTGTGTTGAACATTCCCACCGAAAACGAAGTAAGGACATCAAAGCGAATTGAGGAAACATATGCAAGGGCATATGAAGCCCTGCCACCAAGCGATGTTGAACTTGTGGGGCGCATGTTGCACGCTTATAAACTGTTTGAAGACGCAAAAGAAGCGGCGAGAAAGAAACACAAGTTACCCCAAGATGTTGAAAAGCCTGAAGATATGACTATAGAGGAGTGGCATCGTGAAATTGTAAGAATTTGGGGCGAAAAGATGTTTAAGGAGCAGGTTTGGGGCAAGAAGTTTGATATTAGGGATTTGGCGAAGGCTACAGCAGCACTTCACATTTTAACCCATGCAAGGTGGTTTGCCGACTTCTTCTATTCCGAAGACCCAGAAGCAGCACAACAAATGTTTAGGCAGGTTTTGTGGTATGGGCTTAACCGATTGCGCAGCGCTTTGGATGCGGTTAAAGATGTAAAGCCTCATACAGCGGTTGAGGAAGATAACTTGTATCACAGCATTGTTGACCGGTTTATATCGGAGTTTTATGGCGGATTTCCCGTCATCGGAGAGTTGATGAAGTCATTGATGGCTCATCAACTAACGCTGTTTGGCGCTGTCAAAATTGCAGAGGGGGCGAAGATAGCAGGAAAATCCCCTGAAATGCTTGTAGAGCAAGCAGATATTGCAATAAGGGAAATGAACAGAATTTTCATGCGTAACTTACCCGAGTATCTTATCCGATATACTCAAGGGTTAAGTGTTGAAGGTGTGCGTGAGTTGTGGGAGAAAACCGTTGAGCCAGAAATGAAGCAACAAATTAGTTTGGTTGTTGAACCATCCACTATCGTAACCTATGCAAAGGAACTTCTTGATGAACTGACCGCTAAACTTAGGAAGGGTAGGGCTGCCGCTCAATTCGTGACACCTTGGCGGCGGATGATTAGAGCCCTTAATGCTTTGGATGCAGCAATTCGGGCAGAAAAAAGGCAACAAGAAGCAAAGAAATTTGCCGAAGAAAAGGCAATAGAAGAAGTGATGAAGGCACAACAAGCAGCAGAAGGTCAAGTTACAGGAGAAGCGCCTGTTCAAGAGCCCACAACAATTGAAGTTCCGCCCGAACAAAAACTTACCCAACAACCTACGGTTGAGCAAGTTGAAAAACCCACTACACCACACGGCGAGGGCATTATTCGGGCGGGAGTGACTTACCCTGCTGTGTCTTCGTTGCTAAAACCTGCGGAGTATGTTCCCATGCGAAGATGGACGGACATGCGTGACTGGGGCGATGACTATCTTCCCGCTCCAATGATGGAAGACAAAATAACGGTATTGCCTAACGAAATGTGGCGGAATGCTTGGATGTCCCTTCCGGAAAGACCCGCAAATATAGAAGAATACATACGGGCTCTTGACATTGCAACAACAAGTTTTGCTTTGTCCTTCTTTATGCATCCCGAAGTTCAACCTAAATTCTTCGGTAGCCATATACCTTCTATAGCAATTGTTTCTGCCGACTTAGCCCGAAAGATAAAAGAAAACCCTTACTATACATCGCAATTTCACATTGTTGCTGTAGACGCCGGTCCAGTCCAAGAAAGAAGCCCTTATGAAACCGATGAAGTGTTGTTGATAATGGGGAGTAACCAACACTGGACGCCAGAAAGTTTGCGAAGGTTTGCTCAAAGTGTTCAGACTATATTCTGGAGCCAAAAAATACCTCACGAATTTTGGGAGTTCGTTTTGGATGCGTGGAGCAGGGTGGACAAGAAGGATATGCCTAACATCGTGCGCTTTTTGTTCGCTGCATTACCGGGGATTAATGAAACTCCCATCCTAAGGCAAAGAATGGGATTGGATAACGATGCTGTTTGGGAGAGAGTAGTAGAATTCATCAACGAAGACCCTGAATTCTTCTATGGAGATTGGCTGAAAAAGAACATAGAAGAGATTGTGAATGGCATAATCCAACGGGAACTTACTCATTTTGGTGTAAGTCCAGCCTTTAACTTACCTGAACGGGTTATTGACGGGTTGCGAGCAGCCCGAAGCATTTTCCCCTTAGAAACTCCCTATCAAGCAATAGCAAATGCGATGCTTATAATTTCTGCAACCCCAATTAGAAGCGAATATCACTCAAGAATGTTGAAATCTCCCGCTGCATATCTTGTGAAAGCGCTTGTTCCAGACACAGTAAGGGGAGATTGGCGTGAAACAATGAGGACAATCAGGGAACAATTTTTCATTCCCTATTTGCAAGCATACTTGTTTGGTTCAAGGCGTGAGGGTAAAGTAGAAGTGGTTGAAGGCGAATGGGATATTCGGGTTGACCGAAACACCAATACAGTTGTATTTTCCATCCCGCCAGAAGAAGAAGCCTCGTTCTGGGCATATTATGCACTTGCCGTTCAAACCGCATCTGAATTTTATGATACCCGTTACTTGTTACCTTCTCGGACTTCACCTTCTCGTGCTGATTTGTTCAACTTCTCCCCACCAAGATTGTTTGAAGAGTTTATCCGGTCACGGGCACCGCAACAGGTTGTTGATAAGTTAGAGCAGGTTAGCGAAATTGCACAATTGGGTAGGATTAATGAACTTAGAGGGATTAGCCTTGAGCCCATAGATGTAGCAGTAGAGTATCAATCAATCGCAGGATTTGCTTGGGCTGTTCCAGAAGTAACGGCAAGTATAATAAGAAGCCACACTGAATATTTGCGTGACATTTTAAGGCATGATTTGAGTAGAAGTCCGGAGTTGTTGCGGGTAATAGAAAGGATTAGTGGGAAAGAGGGGTTGGATAATGTCGTTGAATGGCTTGAAAAGAACATTCAGGTGTTGTTGATTGCCCAAAGCATGGCGCCAGTCGCATTCACCTTAGGACCCGCACACGACCTGCCAATTGCAGGTGCTTTTATCCCTCATAGTTTTTCACATCCAGCAAGACCGCTGAAGTCTTTCCTGTGGTTTAGCACACTGAGTTCATTAATATCAAAAAGCCTTCACGAAGTATTTCACCTTATTACCCATGTAGACGAGCAACCCACTTTCAGGACATTAGTTGACGCTTTAAACAGGGCGGAACCAGAAACAAGAAGGAACGCCATCCTATTTATTTTGAATTTGGCAGACCAATTATTATCGGCTGGAACTAAATGGGCTTCTCTATATGGAGTATCTCTCCTTTATTTGCTCAAATCCATAGACCCACAACTCGGAAAGTTAAGCAGAGCAGTTATCCCTATAAGTGGCGACTTCTATGATGGTGTGATTTCAGCACTTAACGGGTTAGAAAGTAGGGTTAGAGATTTGGCAAAACCCTTGGGAATTGATGCTGATGTTATGTTTAGACCCTTGTTTGATGTTACGGGTCGGTTGAAAGATATGCTTGAAATGTCCAAGCGGTTGGCAGCGATGGTTTCTGATGGTTTGGGTGTGACATTCACCCAAACCGTTGAAACCGCAAGGGCATTCTTGGAGATGGTTGAACAAGGAACTTTTGTAGACCCGCAACTGTTTGCTCAATTTGCTCGGGCTTATCCCGAACAAGCAGCACTAATTCGGCAGGTAATAACTGAACAGGTTGTTAACGCTGACCTTAAAGCAATAAAAGATATGGTGGATTACTACGATACTACAAACACACCTATTGATGCCGTAGAATACTTTGCAAGGCGAGAGGGAATTCCCTTAGACGAGGTTTTTCGTCACCGAGAATATTTACTTGACCCAACTGAAATAATGTCTTATTGGGGTTATGATTTTAGCGCTATTATACAGTTTCTTGCCAGCAAATACCCCGACGAATTTGCAGCATTTGTGGAAGTGTTGTCGCAGGTTTATCCTGCAAGCGAGCGACTTGTTAGCGATGCTTTTGTAGAGTTAGTAAGGTCGCCTATGACGGCTCAATTGTATGACCAAGCAGTGCAGTATATTCGGCAATTAGGCTTAGATACGGTATTCAACCCTCGTGAATGCATCAAAGCAATGTTTGCCCTTTCGGCAAGGCTTGGTCAAAATATAAACTTGTTGGACATAATTACGCCGTTAATGGACAAAATCGTAGATGACACTACTGCAAGGTGGTTGTATGCAGGAATATCTCCTATTATTCCGACGACTTTGCCGCATAGACGGTTTTATGCGAAAGGACCGTCGGCTGTTGAAGAGGCTATGAAACGATTTCCTGAATTGTTTGAACCAAAAGAAGAACCGACAGTGGAACCAAAAGAAGAACCGAAAGTGGAAGAACCTAAACCCGAAGAAGTAACTAAGCCGCCAGAGGCTCCAGAAGAAGACAGGACAGCAGAAATTCTCCAGAAAATTATGTATAGAACAGTTCTACCGCAAGAAACCGTCCAAACCCTCATGAAATTGGCAAAAGCGCCATTGCCTCAAATTAGAAGCATATCGGAACTTCAAAGTAGGCTAAGAGAGGCGATGGAGCGATTTGTTGTTGAAATGGAAGCGGGCGTAAAGGTTCGGTATGATGATTTTATGATGAAAACCATAGCGGAACTACCAGACGATATTTCTTACCCTCAATTCTTAGCGCAAGCGGCATTACGAAAAAGTAATGTAGACCCCGTTGCGAGATTATTGCTCACCGACGAAAGATATGAAAGGGCTCGTGTCATTGCCTTGTCCCTAACTGCACAAGTGTTTGAAATTTTCCGAAGTATGGGCTTCTTGCATCCGTTGTCCGAAGCGGTTAACTTTATGCAAGAAAGGACTGGCGGTTGGACTAAGCGGATGGTAAATGCAATTTCGGCAAGATTGGGTGCGTATTGGAATGTAGTAGAACAGTTCTTGACCGAAGGTGAACAGAATAGAAGGCTACAAAGAAGGATACTCGGCGAAATAGGGGTAAAGCCACTAAGCGCCAAAGAACTTGGAGTATTCTTGTTCACAAAGGCTATGGAAGATATCCAATTCATCGCCCTCAAATATGCTGACCAACTGTTGACACAAATAGAACAAACCTACACACGAAGGGTAAGGGAAGCAGTTCGTAGCGAACGACCATCACTGCGAAGGCGGTTAATCTCTTTGTTGGAGAAGAATTTGTTGCCCTATATAGACAGAAGCGACGCTGAATTAGAAGGTGTCCTTAGTAGAGCAGCAGATGCTGTCGTCAAACTCAGTAGGCAACCTTACAAAGAATATCTTCCAATTCAAGTTGATGAGGGGCAAGTATTGGCGCAAGTTGCGGAGAAACTGAAGATAATTACCGCAACTTTGAAGCAACATCCCCCAGAAAACCGACCTGCCGTTTTGAGGCGATTGATTGGAGGAATTTTGGATAGGGCTGTCTTGGCAACATTCTCCAGAAAGTTTACCGAAAAAGAGCGGGCACACTTGCGTGGGTTGTTGGCACACGCTATTGTAAACGATATCATCAATTTCACCTACAGCGACAGAGTGTTGAGCACTCTTACCGAAAATATTGCTGCGATGAATGCGATGTTAAGGCGCAGGTTAGTCCCCAATCCATTCTCCAGCGCAGAACAATTTGCTAAGTTTAATGGGTTACCAGCAGAGGCTGTAAATGTCGTCTTGCGGCGTGGACGAGAGAAATGGCGTGAATTTGTTGAAAACTTGTATTCCTACAGGTCACTTGCTGATGTTTGGAAAGCAATCGGTAATTTTGTGTCAGAAGTATCGGCTATAAAAACCCATCATCAAATTGATGTAAATCCGTTCGGCGAATTCATGCTTATGTATGCAAGGGACATTGTTGTCCCCAAAGAAAGATGGGAACCGCCAGAGACAGCGTTACCGCCACTTACAACAAGGGATGAGGTCAATCGTGTAGCAGAAACTCTGCCTTTTTCCTACGCAGAATTAGCCAGAGAACCTTCCGATGTAGTGCAACTGTTTGTGGGCTTCAAGAATGTGCTGTCCGAAGTGATGGGTTGGATGTCCCGAATTCTTCAATCTGAAATGTCTTACGAACCGCCAGAAACTTTCCAACCGCCAAGGACATTCCGTAGTATTTTCTACCCTGTTTTAGAGCCAGACAAACTGTTCAAACATCCAGTAGCATTATCCAGCGACCGCATAGTGATTGTTGCATTAGTCCATGACATACTTTCTGACATTTTACATGGAAGCGAAAAAGACAGCGCTTGGGAGCGTGGCGTTTACGATGCAATACTCAGAAACCTTTCCAGTTTCCACAAAGGCGCTCTAAAGAACCCAGCAGCAGTGACAAGGCTTGAGGGTGACGAAGCGGTCTTATGGGGTTATGCCAAAGAAATACTCAAAACAGATAATACCGTAATTCAGGATTTACAGGCATTGGGCTATGGAATTGCAGATGCATACATAACCCAAATTACAATGGGAGAAGCCATTGACATATTCGCCTTCATGCAAGAAAGAATTCAGCGTGGACTTGCGGAAATAATTCAGCGCCACCCGAAGATTACTGACTTATTGTCCCAAATTAGGGGAAGTGACCCAGAGAAAGCCCAAAAATTCAGGGACATCCTTGAAGGCATTACTATGTCCTATATTGCAGAAAAATTGACTTCTGAGTTGATTAAAGAACGTAAACCCAAACACATTCACAAACCTTGGGAAGAATTGCTAACCGAAGAGGACAGACAACTCTTCAATGAGTTACGAAACACTTTCTCCATACTTAACCTTGCAGCCGTTTTTGACAGGGCTGATAGGATATCCAGAAGACTGCTTTGGACTGACCCGCAGGATGTCCGAGCACATCAACTTTTTGAGTTCTTGGATGCCGCTTGGCACTACAAGATTATGCAGCCTATCCGCAGGTTACCTGTTTACCGATACTCACAGACAGCATCTCTTATTGAAAATGCACAATTTGTCTTGAGCGCTTTACCTTCTTTGCTTGAACGAGGGCTTATTTCAATAGCCGACAGGAACAAGGCAGAAGTGGCACTGAGGAAATTCCTTGAAGATGCTTCCCAACTGGAGAGAGACCCTCAAGGTAGGTTAATCATGCCTGTTGAAATAGCAAATAACTTGTTTAGGGCTTTGAATGAACTCGGTGCAAAAGTTTTCAGAATGCTTGCTTATAATACTGCAAGGGTAGAAATTCCCGCTAAAGACCAACACACCCTTGAATTTAGATATTTCGGAGATTTGGTGGCGTTTGCCAAAGCGAGGTCTATCCTCGGGTTTGAATACGGCAAAAGGCTTAAGGAATTCTACGAAGCATATAACCAACTATACCACCAAATTCCGCAAAGCATGCGCAGAGGAATTCCCACCCCAGAAAACCTTACCAGAGTGGCTGCTGCAGCGGCTCTGGAAAGCGTTGAATATGTTTTGAACACATCCAAGATAGACGAAAATGTGTTGACGCAACCGATAATTGAAGTTATCGCTGGGATGTTCCAGAAAATTTTCGCTTACTACGACAACCAATTCAAACAACTCCGCAGCAGATTTGCAACACCGCAGACAATGGAAGAGGGTAAAAGGGTAGTAGTAAAAGGAGAAGATATGATGGTGTATGCTCATCACTTCAAAACAACTGCGGATGAATTCATCAAAGCCATCACAGGGTTGGGCAACTTGTTTAATCTGTATCACCAAGTGTTGGACTTCTCGCAAAAAGAATATCCCAGAACCATTGGTGTTGAGTATATGTTAGAAGACCTGATAAATGCTTGGATAACTTTTGGGGCACCACGGCGGGAAATTCGCAGAAAGCAACTTGACGACATTCGGAAGCAACTTGAAGCCGTAAATGAGTATGATTTACCTGAAGAAGAAAGCATAAAGATAGAGCACATTATAAGCAGTCTTGATGAGGAAAATATATGGGGGATGATTATAGGCGTAGAGGATGAAGAAACTGGCGAAATCAAAAGATACGGGTTGCACCACCTTTCTGAAAAGACACTCAACCTTCCCGAGATAAGGGAAGTCGTCAATATTCTCTTGGAATACTACCGCCATAGGATGACACATTGGCTTATTGGACAGAGAATTGGTCATTTCCCAGCACCCGTCAAAGAAGCAATCATAGAAACATTGAGGGCTATTGCTGAACAAAGACAATCAGCGAAAAGGCAGATAGAGCAAATTACACAGACGCTGGAGAGAATGGATGCTGGTAGAATACTTACCAAATTCTTGTATGCACTCAGCGCTGGCGCTACTCTGGCTACAGTAGCACCCTACATCCCTGAATTGGTCTTCAATGTATTCCCCGCAATGTTGCATGATATCGGCAGGGGTATTTCGCAAATGGTTCACCTGTCCATGACGAACCCAATGTGGGTAACCACAATGTTAGGCGGCGCTCTTGCTTTGTTGTTCCGCTCACGAAGGCTCGGCGGAATTTCCAACATCTTGGGTGGCTTACTTGTAAGTATTTCAAGATGGATGAACACCCAGTTGCCCAACATTAGACAAGCGTTGCAGGGTGTGGGTAGTGAAATAGTGAACAAGATTACGACTTCAATGGGTAGTTATTGGGGTGCGCTTGCTGCAGCGTTAGTTAATTCCATTGAAGTTCCAAGCGTTTATAATGACATCCTTGTGGCGCAAATGACTGCTAATACAGTCAATCAAATGACCTTCAAGGGTAGTTTTCCCGGTTCTGGAAAGCCATCACGGCAGATGGCGGAAGATATCGTAAACCATTCTTGGGCAAGTGCAGTATTACAACAAGGTTCGTTGCTTGGTGCTGCAATTCACGATTTGGCAAAGGCAACCGAAGCAAGGCTCATCATGAAGCATGGCATCCCTGAATTTTTGCAAAATCCCAACAAACAAGAAAGTTTGATTTGGGACTTGGCTGTTTTGAAGGCTTTGTCGTTACTGTCCCGTCACGGTCAAGCGGCACTGCAACAACCCTTCAAAAACTTCTACAAACGCTCCCCAATCGCTTTGGCTGCAGCGTCGGTTATAGACCCTGCAACAGGACAAAGAGTTAGATTGGCTTTAACGACAAATGTAGCAGAAGTAACCATCCAAGGCACAAAGGTGGTGCTGGATAATGTTACTTTGGGAGATGTTATTCGGTATGGGTTAGGAGGCGTTACTACAGCGGATGTAGATGCCCTCTTTAACGCAACAAGTCCAGCAGCATTCAAAGCGGCATTGAGGCGATTGTATTCAAACCACCGTGCTGCTTTGCAGCATCGGATTAGAACTGGCTTATTGGCTCACATGGATGAAAAGTCCGTTCAAGCAATTCGCTTCGTTTCCGATTGGATATTGCCTATCGCCAAAGGTTTGATGCTGCCCAAAGAAAAACCTTACTTGGCTGTTGCCCTCGCAAACAGCAGAGAGGCTCAGTTGGCGTATCTGATGAATTTGCGATATCTACAACTTATCATGTCTCTTCCGTTTACCCGTGACCTTCTGGCTCCGTTGGGATTTGACGCCAACAGTTTGGCAAGGGAGTTAAATGCTGTATGGAGTTCGTTGGCTCAAATGGGTGTTCCGAGCAACATTATTGAAGAAGCCGATAAGGCGATGTGGCAAGTTAAAGCAACCGTCAATGCAACTGTGAAAGAACTGATGAAGCGACCAACATCACCACAAGCAGCAATGAAGCGTATCCGTGAAGTGTTAGGGCAAGCGCAAAAGGTAATCTCCAGATTGTTCAGTATGGTTGCTTATACCCGTTACACTCCGCTGGCAAAGCAAATGAAGGGCAAACTTGCGCCTACAATGCTTGGTTCTCCGTTCCTTGCCCTTGAAGCCGATTTAAGACATACTACCGTCCGCATGTATAACGAACCCTTTAGACAAGACTTCTTCTCTGCTGCATCTTCTACTTTCCCCGACGAAATCCTTGCGTTGCCTGAAGTTATTCAACTGGAGAATGCACTTAACGCAGGTAAGGTTACCCCAATGCAAATGTTGGCAACTTTAGAAAGCAGAATGGATGCTTTGTTGACGGAGTTGGCGCAGGCTTCTGGCAGAAGAAAAGAAGAAATTGAAGCAGATTATAACAGGATACTTTATGCCGTCTACAAGTATGCAAGCAATACTGTTGATGATGCCCATAGGGTTCACAGAGTGGAAGATGTTTTCGCCAAAGGTCTTGTCGCTTTGAATGCACCGGTAGTTTTAGACCCACGCAGGACAACATCGCCAGCAGTTGCACAAATAAGGACAAAGTTGCTTAAACTTGCTGTTCCTTATGCCGTGTTGATGAACTACCTTGTAAAAATGTATGCTATGCGTGCATTTCTGGAAGATATGTATGTTGGCATGGAGCCGTCTTTCGGCTTAACCGAAGAAAGATATGTGCCACAATGGCATGACTTGGCACTTAACCCCGGGACAGTCTTAGCGGATATGGTTCTTCAGACTTTTGATAGATTGCCGACAAAGATGACTAAGAAACCGTTTGAGTTCAAGAGGACAGGTCTTGCGGAGATTAACGATGCCGATTTCAGAAATATCATGCGTCGTGGACTGTATGCTTTGGCTTCCAAGCATGTATTGAATAAGCATCGCCCTGTTGTTGAGGCTGTAATCGGTTTCATGCCGCCGCCGTTTAAACAAATGCTTGCGTGGCAATTAGCAAATACTCTTGCGCCTTTGCGTGTTGGAGAACAAGGTGGAATTCCATTGACTTACGAAATGGGAGAAGATATCGCCAATGCCATCCAAGAAATGTTTAGCCTTGTCGGTCAATATTACCTGAACCAAATGCGTGCTATGGAAGGGTTGCCGCAAGATAAACTAACTGCAGTATTGTCAGCATTCCAAACTCAGTCTCTGATTTTCCAACTCAGGTCGCCATTCAGGCAAATGGGTTCATTGATTTATGCTGGAAGCGCTTTGTCCAGAGACTTTAACGACCCTGTTGCGTTCATCATGCCCATCCTGTTCTTCCCTCGTGCACTCAAGATTGTTAGCCAATACATGACAGGAAAGCAACCAAAACTTAATATCCTTGAGCGGGTTGTTCTGGAGAATTCGCCCGAATTGTTCTCCCGCAGAAGTGTAACCGAACGGGCAATATTGGAAGGTGCAAGGGAAGCAATTAACACGATAATGATGCATCCAGAAGGTGCGAAGGCTGTAGAGATACTGTTAGACCCAACGGCAAGCAGGGCTGACAAGGATAAAGCGATGGACTTCATCCAGCAGGTGTTTATTGTTGGCGGCGAACCGACAAGGCGGAACAAGTTTAAGTCCGCTGTCAGTAAATGGGGCTTCTTCTTGTTGAGGTTAATGGATGAAGCAGCGGTTTTGGCAACAAAATTGGCAGCAGTCCACACTTACATGGCACATCAAGATGTAACTGGAACTTATGACTTTAACACTATTCATGCAGCAATTAACTACGGTTCTGCTTTTAGCGAACGAGTTCACGCAACACCACTTGAAGGTTACAGACCAACCCTGTTCAGAGGACCGGCTGAAAGGAAACTTTCAATCAAACACCTATTCTTCATCCCGCAAGTGTTCAGTCAGTTCCTTGTCTACACATTCGCAACAGCGGACAACTTCAGGATGATGCTTGGCGATATCTACGACAATATCGTCAGGAAAGACATTCCTTTGAAGGAAAAGATTGCAAACCTTGCAACAGCAGCAACGGCAATTATGGCATTGCAGTTAGGAACTGCTATCTTCAACGGTGTCTGGGTTGGTCTAACTCAGCGTGTCCTTGAAGACCAACCCATCGGAATTTGGACGAAAGAGGAAGAAGAAAGGGATGTTTTAGGCACATTTGAAGGTATGGCTGCTGCAATGACCAAATCGGCTATGCCAAGACCCGCATCTTTCGTTATTTCCTACTTCCTTGCATTGACGCCGCTTCGGTCAATGATACTCAAGAAAACTTTGTTGGGTAACCTAACAGAACGAGACTTGCCGCCGTTAATGCGGTTGGGTTATCGGAGTTTGGGCGAGACAATAAGTATCTTAAGCAACCTTACCGCAATTTCCGATACCGCTGGGGAAGATAAAGGCATCCTGCAGAAACTTTGGGATGCTGTTACAGTGACATATCCGAGAGAGCAAATTCCAAGCACCTTGATTGACCTTGCACAATTTGCAAGCATCCTTGCCGCTCCATATGTCCCAGAGGCTGGCTTGTTGCCGTTCGGGCTTGTTTCCCCAGCAGTAAGGGCTGTTATAGGCAGCGAGGAACTTCCTGTCGCAGCGGAGATTACCGAAACATTCGCAGGGCGACCTACAGCAGCAAAGATAGTTCAATCCATGACAGGAATTCCCGCACCGTTTGGATACTCAGAGATATGGTCGCCAGCACCGGCAGATATTGCATTCAGGTCGGCAGAAAGAAGTCCAATTAGGATGGCTTACAAATTCGTGAATGAAACTGAAAGAAGCACAGCGGCTGCTTATGTGGCAGAATTAGTTAGGGTCGCAAGAACAACAAGAATTGGACCGACCTTAAATGCTATCAGGCACTTACTCAATCCATCGTTCTATTTGGCTATCCAATCTCCGACAAGACTTGATGCTGTGCCCGAAGGGGTTTCCGAAAGGCATCCGTTTGTTGCAGCAGTCACAAAACTACATAAAGCGTTGCAATCTCCAACTGAAGATGAATTTATCGCATTTGTGCGAAATAACCCATATGACTTTGCTTGGCTCAATGTTATGTGGGGCTACGATTACATAATGGACAAGTGGATTTCGGGTGCAGGTAAGCCAGAGTGGCATAAACACTACAGAAACACAAATGTCCTTGCTGCTGCGTTGGCATCACAAGGTATGAACCCGCAGGCAGTATCGGCTTTGGTGCAAATCTTGGAGACTTCAAAGGAACACAATGTAGCGAAATTCTTGGATGCCCATATAATTAGGTTGCGTGAAAGAGAGACCCTTAGACAAACGGTAAGAAAGCGTGCCAGACTTCAGCATCTAAAAGGAGGGGGTAGTTGATGCCTAAGGGTAAGTTTCTAATCTACAGCACAGAAGGTTGGGGTTGGAATATAGCGCCACTTCTGAAAGAAGCGGGGCATGAAGCCGTAGTCTATATTGCAGACGAGGAAATTAAGCATGTTGGGGATGGTTTGTGCGATAAAGTGGATGATTGGAGAGAAGTTTTGGGAACTGACAGATATAGGGAGTGGATTGTCGTTTGGGATAACATCAAGCACGGAGAAGTAGCAGATATGCTTAGAAGAGAGGGTTGGAGAGTATGGGGCGGCGGTCGGTTTGCCGATAAGTTGGAAAAAGACAGAGAGTTCGGGCGGATGTTTGCAGAAAGAGCGGGATTGAATGTTCCGCCAACCCAAACTTTTCCCAATGCAAGGGCTGCATTGGAGTTTGTTAGGGCTAATCCAGACAGATATGTCCTTAAACCCCACGACAACAAGATTGCTGTTTATGTTGCTTATGGTGTTGAAGATGCCGAAGAAATGTTGGAATATTGGGCAAACATGACAGATTTGGAAGACACTCAAGTAGATGTCCAGAAATACATTGTGGGGCGAAATGTTGATGTTGAGGTATGGTGGCACAACGGTGTGATGATAGGACCGCCCAACTACGACATTGAAACGAAGTTCTTTTACCCTGACGATATGGGACCGATTGTTGGCTGCATGACTTCTGTGGTTTGGTGGTCTGATAAGGCATCAAGGGGATGGGATGTGCTTAAGCAGATAAAACCTTTAATGCAAAGAATTAAGTGGACGGGTCCTATTTCAGCGAACATAATTGTGGAAGAAACTACGCACAAACTTTATGTTCTTGAGTGGACACCAAGGTTCGGTTATAATGCTTACTACTGCTTGTGGGAATTGTATTCTGATTGGGGCGAATTGTTTATGAGGACTTTTGAAGCGACAGAAGACCTTATCTTACCCGTTAACACCCATCAGTTCGGTGTAGCAGCAGAAGTTTCAATCGCTCCTTATCCGTTTGAAAGCCCCGATAAAGAACTCATGCGGAAAGTTTATTCCACATTAGACGGAATGCCTTTGCACTTTGAAGACAACTACCCCGCAAAAGTTTACCCTTGTGATGCTCGTTTGGATGCTAACGGAAGGATTGTTTGTGCGGGTTTGAATGGAATTGTTGCAGAGGTTGTTGCTGTGGACGAAAATCCCGAGGCTGCTTGGGAAAGAGTTGTGGCAACGGTCAAGCAACTAAAAATCCCCACAAAACAAGCGAGAATAGCCGATGGGATTAAGGATTTTCAAGAGTGGTTTACAAAGTTTAGAGATTGGAAAATTGTTGGAGACATAACTCCATTAAGCGAAAGGTCACTACGAGGGATAAACAGGGAAGACATGCAACCTCCGGGTAGGGGACTTCTACAAATTTGGAGGTGACCTTTCTTGATTAAAATCTTCACTGCC